TAAAGTATTACTTTTTTACCCGGCTGTTTTCACGGTCCGAGGACTTTAGTACACCCAAGATCATTTTCTGTTGTTCCTGCTTGCGCATTTCTGCAATTCTCTGACGCTCTCGATCTTCACCTTGGACTCGCTTTTTGGCGTCGCTGATTCGTAGATGATCATCGTACTCTCGTGCCCACTCCACACCTCGCAACCAAACCTCCAGCTCTTCTAGGGTACCGCGAAATATTTCGGCATCCCGACTATAGATTGGCACTGCATCATCGTCACGGGGCTTGAGAGCAATCATGTCAGGGTTGCTGTTGTCCCATCCATGCTTGGAATTGGACAGCATGAACCCAAGTTTGGTTACAGCTTCTTCGATGCGTCGAATACGCAAGATTGTTTGATATCCGCTCATCGAGCAATTGCCTCCCAGGCCAGCGCTTCACTCAGTGGAACCAACCCACACTTGGACAAACCAGGTTCATCGTGAATGCCACCTGCATACCACACACCGTCCTGTATGATGTAGTAAAACTCAGCCCCACACTCATCCACACGGTGCAAGAACTCTTCAAAGGTGTGATCCACTTGGAACTCAACACCGGTCTCGCTACGGTCACGACCGTAGAAAGTAGTTACCCCATCCAGTGGCCGATCAAAGCTGTGTTCAACACCTTCAGGAATTTCAACATTCTGGTCCAAGCTGGAAACATCGCCCAGGGCTACAAGATGGTTGGCCTTGGCGCTGTTGTAGTGTTCAAACAGAGTTCGGCCCACACCGTCAAGGTAGCCATCCCAATGAATGTAGATTGATTTGCACTTGCTACCATGCATGACACCAACGCGGCTACGAGTACTCATTAAAATTCTCCTTTGAGGATCATGGCTAAAAACATCACCAGCACAGGGCTGAGCACGATTGCTAGATTGATTAGAGCTTGCATGTTTCATGTTCCTTTTGTAGAAAGCGGTATTCAGAGATCAAGTCTGCAGGAAAGTCTTCGTGATAGCTAATGTAGTACCTAGCTGCCTTGACGCCTTGTTGGGTCTTGATCAGCTCATACGCCTGATCAAGAATTTGATCTTCTGTGGACAGGCCTTGGGGCAGTTGTTGTGCATAACTTTTCATTGTTGACTCCTTGTTTCTTACTATACCTATATTATAGCAAATTGGCTATTTTGAGTCAACCAAAAAGTTACTTGATATCTTTCAACTTTTCTAGGCCTTGAATATGTTCTGCTTTGGCCACTTCTAGATCATACACCATCTTGACCAAGCATGCCAGCATGACAATGCAAAAGCCAATGCCAATTTGTGCAACAGTGAAGTAGGCAAATACCAAATTCACCGAGATGCTGACTACGACAGCAAGGGCGATCAGTTTAGCGACTTGGATCAGAGCAGTTTGTTTGGGAGACATTTTGATTTCCTTTGTGTTTCAATATGTATATATTATAGCAAAAGAGCAATTTTTGGTCAACCAAAATTTGTAGTACTAAATGCTACACTATTTTCCAGCTGGTCAGTGGGCACATTGTGTGCTCGATAGCCTTCAGTGACCAGGCAATAGTAGTCACGAGTAGGCAAGCTGTCTGGCTGGCCGGGTTGCATGCGATACACTAGAGCATGATAGGTTCTAGATTCATGCACCACAGAACTCACCACACGGTTGTAATAAACAGGGTAACCTTCCAGTTGATCCAGAGCACTAAGACAATCTTCAGTGATCTCCCACAACACCCCTTCTACAAAACTGCCCGACTGTGGTTCCACATCTGCATGTTGCGCAAAGCGGAAAGAGTGATTGATCAGTCGAGCATGGCCCAGGGACTTGGCAGCTGGGCAGCGTCGAGTCATCTCTTTGAGATTGGTATTCATACCATATGCAAAATACAACATTAGCGTTTCCTTGTTCGTTTGAATTCTTGTGTCACATAGTATTCAACCAAGTTGCGTTGAATCATGGTGATCAAGTTTCCGTGATCTTCTGGCACTACAAAGCGCACAGGGCATCGTCCCCAGGTTCCGCTTTTTACAAAGTTGTAGTACCAGGAGCGGTGTTGTTGGTTGTGTGGTTCAAACACCGTCCAAGGACGACCGTGCAGTTCAAGTTGGCTCATGTTAGACCTCAAAGTAATTGTAGTGACTTTCCAAGTTCCATGTGGATTGATCCACTGCTTCACTATCCCATGTTTCAACTTGCAAATCCAACGCTTGGTAACGTTGCCAGAACCACCATGCATTAGGAGTAGACTTTGTGAGCTTGAGTTCTCCCAACATCTTATTTTTTTCTGGTGTGACCAAACATGTGGGCGAGTTTAGCGCTTGCTCAATAGTAATCACCCCTGCAATCAGCATGTTTCTTACTGTGCGTAAAGGGATCACATGTTCAAACACATTGTTCTTCTTGACAAGAACACCTACCTGACGATAGTGCGCTTTGTATTTGCCAGCGATTACATAATCATGATATCGTCGAATTGACTCATCAATTTTGTCACGTGTTAAGCGACCAAGTTGTGTAGTCTTGGTCAGCTTGCGATACGCTGCTACATGTCGTGTTAACTCAGACGTAAGAAACTCGGAAGTTTCAGTATACGCCTGGCCGTTGCGCACCACACGGTTAGGTTCGATATCCTTGAATGCCTCAATTTGTTCGCGTATTAACATTAGAACAAGTCCTTCTTGGCAGGGTTGAACGAAGTTGAAATATTCAGTCTTGGCAAACGCATGGGCTGACCATTGACGTCTTTCCAAGACTTGACTAATTGATGCCAGAAAAAGGTACCACCTTGTGGCCAGTCCTTGTTGAGCTTGACCCCAGGGCGAAGGCTTTCATCCATGTCTGCATGATAGCGAGTGTGCCACTTAGTATATGCTGACCCTACCCGATCCCAGAATACACCGTCTTCTTTAAACTCTGCACCAAACAACGAAACACACAGGTCGGCTAAACTTTCAATTTCACTGTCAGTATACTCCATGTTACTAGACATCTTTAAGAAGCCCAGAATAATCGGGAGTTCTTTAGTGTTGATGGGTCTTGGGTACACCGACAAAACTGTATTAGCATATACCGAAAACTGCCGGATAACCTCAACTGGCACTTCATCTTTAGCAATATCGCCAGGCCGTGCAATAGCACCGGGCTCGTTATCGTCAAAGAACTTGCTATCTGTCAGAAACAAATCAGCAGCTTCTAGATATTGTTGCTTTTGCTCAACTGCAACCCAGTCATCATCAGTCACACCATCCAGGCGCACAGCATAGATCTGTTGAGTGATGTTGTCAATAGGAGTCAACAAACTTTTGCCTTCTTTGCCGTTGTTCCTGATAAATGTCATACGGCATTCTAGTCGATTCTGCATGTCGTATTCCACCACAGGGATTTCCACAGTGTTGGGATCTTGACCAAAAATCATTGTAGCAATGATCCAAAATGCAATAGCAGTGTGCTGGCCGTCCCAGCTGGCAAAAAATTCATCGTCGGGGCCGTAAGTGTCAGGCACTTGAGTTTTTGGTACATGGTAAACTTGAACTGGCATGGCTTGATAAGCCACAAATTTTTCAATAATATCCAATACCCAGTTTACTTTGAGTTGGCGTTGAATCGTAGTGTCTACCAAGATATGGCCGAGCTTGCGTCGGATTGAGCGACACAATCTAAAGTTAGGGTCGTCAAAACTTTTGACATTAGGATATCTTTGCTCAAATGCCTTGATAGCCAGTTTGAGTCTAGTATTGACAGAGTTTTTCTGATCAAGTGGCATTGCGGCCAATACTTCGTTCCATCGGTCCTTGAGACTCAGATAGATACTTGCACCATTTTGGTACTTGGAGTTAACCGCTCTTGCATGAGTGCGGTTTGTGGGAGTTGTTGGGATTGCCATAAAGTTTCCTTTTAAATTGTAAGTTGTAGCGATTTTATATTCACTACAGACTGCATGCCTTGCACTATTGCTAGACATGCTTGTATTATACGACAAAGCCCCGATTGTTGTCAACCGGGGCTTTTTGTCTTTTTGTTGTATTTTTACAACACTCTTACAGCTACTTTTTGGTGTCGGCTTACTCGACCAATGTATTCGTATCGAATCTTGTGCTTGGTGCAGTGTTCTTGCCAGGCTCGAAATTCATCCAGCTGCCAACCCGGATAATTCATGTACTCATCAAACACAATTACAGTACCTGACACAATATTGTCTTTCAAATTGTTGAGAATTGTAACTGTGCTGGAGTACAAATCACAATCCACATGCAACAACTGTATAGGACGAATTCCTTGTTCTTGAGCAAAGCTCGGCAGTGTTTGATCAAACCAGCCCACATGCAATCTACAATTGGTTCGCACTCGAGGCAGTTTGCTTCTTGCAAAAAACCCCTTGCGCATTCTGCTGGTCCAGTCTTCGGGCAAGCCTTCAAATCCGTCAAACCCGTGTACCGTCTTGTGTTGCAGCCAATAGGCAAATTGATTCAAGGTACGACCGGTAGCAACACCAAATTCAAGCACCATACCACGCAGCTCTAGCTGCTTGCTGAGTTGAGTTTTGCATACCCACTCATGCAAGTCATAGTCAGTGTCAAAGTTGGGCACGGCTCGCATGTGCTCAAGTACATACCTGGCTGACTCTTCACTTGCCAGGCGCACCGCGGTAAACTCAGTGTCAATTACGTCAGTGTGCAAGCCCAGCAACTGTTTTTGGTCACGTGTGGGTTGTGGGTACCGCCACCATTCTTCCAAGCGGTCCAATAGTCTATGTAGGTTCATGTAATTGCTCTTTCTTTTGTTTCTCAGTCACTGTAGAATTTGTGACCAATGCGCCGAATTGTATCGGCAGCTGTCTGCGGATCGTTAGTAAACATTTCTACAATGTCCTCTTTCTCAATACCGGGAGTGGCGGTAATGATGTAGATTTCGTAGTGACGCTGATTGTTGTACCGTGCTCTCAATTCCCAGTGCAACAGATTGGGCAACTTGGGAGGAGCTACCCCTTTGAGCAATGCAAAGGTAGTGTCGGCACCATCATGAACACGTTCCACAGCTTCTAGTCCGCGGCAGTCCCACATGATAGCAAACTGCCCAGGGCGTGGATCTTGTTCGATCATTGTAGACGAAACCGTGCAAGATAATCAGCAGCTTGGGAATAGTCTTCTTCAGCTTCCGCATCATGGATTTCTAACAACTGCAATTCGAGCTCGTTGCGAGCAGTGTAGATCAATTCCACAGCATAGTCTATATCATCTTGGTCGCCTTGGGCAACAATATCATCGTACCAGTCCTCGAGCTGGCTAGTTGTAATTGTTAACAAAAATTGAAGATTGTCGAGATCGCGATCGTTCATGCTGACTCCTGAAGTATACTACATTGTAGCACACACAGGTTTAGTGGTCAACACCACTTGAGTGCAAATGCACACAGATCTTTGTCCGAATCAAAATAGAAAATGTACCGACCAGGCCTGATGTCCGAGCTGCCTTCTATCAGTTGCCAACGCCAATCACCTGTCAGCTCAGCTTTGCACCAAGCGATTATGCAGTCAATTTTGCCAAAAGGTTTGGTAATTTCACGTGCGTGGCCGAAGCTTTCTTTATCACGTATTTGGTAAGGTCTATCAAGCTGCATGCCCATTATTCTTAGTTAGTTGATTCTTCGGGCCAGGCCACTTTTAGTCATGTGCCCCACCTCAGTGCAAACAACACAGCTTCTTCGTCGCACTCAAAATGTATAGACTTTTCCGTAAGATAGCCCGGACTGTGATAATAAGGTGCTTGACAGGTGGAATTAAGCCAGGTATCCACCAAGTGATCTTTATAACTGCGTTGGTAAGAAGCTGGCACACCGCCCTCAGTCTGCGCATACACAACCTTGTGCAGCACCGGAACGCGGAGTTGAGGTACGTCGGGCCAAGGATGAGTGTACGTAATCATTGCGCCCACATCAGTTGATAAAACGTTGCTAGTTTGGCATCCTGAAACCTAAACTCTACCCGCCGTGGACTTACTGCGTTATAAGAAAAATTGTCATATTCAGCTCGATAAAACGCCCACTCATAATCATGATCCATCACAAGGCCGGCATCCTTTAGCTGTTGCTTGAACTTCAGCGCCTGGTCAATTGTAACATGATTGATTGTTACTACAATCATGCTACGTAATAAGATCGAATATATGTGTCAGCCCATTCTGGATCTTGTTCATAAAACAAGATATTATCAGTTACATCAAAGTGATTGCAAAAACTTTGGCCGTAACGCAAGCCTTGCAATGCCTCAAACACAAACCCATGTTGCCAGGCCAGATAATCTAGTTGACACACTGGTTTTATTTTAAAGTTAGTATCCGGGCGACTAATCTCTTTGACCATAGCAGTGAATCTAGTGTGCATCAGAACAAGTCCAGACGTTCCCAAGGTAAGTCTGCTTTACCAAAATGTCCATAGTTTGTAGTACTACTATAGATAGGACGGAATAAGTCAAAACGTTTGATAATACCTGCGGGGGTTAAATCTACTATAGTAGGGATCAATTCAGTTAACTCACGTGCTAGTTGTTTGTTGCTGCACTCCACATAGAAACTCATGGGCTGGGCCATGCCAATTGCATAGCTGATTTGGCAAGTGGCCCAAGGTGCCTGGCCACTTGCCACAATGTTCTTGGCAATGTAGCGCATCATGTAGGCAGCACTTCGATCAACCTTAGTAGGATCTTTACCACTGAAGGCTCCCCCACCATGAGGGCTATAGCCACCATAGGTATCAACAATAATTTTGCGCCCAGTAAGCCCAGTATCACCATCGGGACCGCCAATAACAAATCGACCAGTAGGATTGATAAAGAAGTCAGTATTGCTATCAAGATATTCTCCGGGTAAAACGCTTTTGATAAACGCACCAACTACGTTACGCACAGTTTCAATACCGGCTTCTTCTGAGTGTTGTGTGCTACAAACCACTTTGGCAATACGGTTTGGTGTACCGTCATCGTTGTATTCAAAGGTGACTTGACTCTTGGCGTCGGGGCCCAGAAATGTTAACACACCATCTTTTCGAGCTTGTGCTAGTCGTTCAACAATACGATGACTCCAGTAAATTGCTGAGGGCATGTAGTTGTCTGTTTCGTTGCAGGCATAACCGAACATCAAGCCTTGGTCACCTGCTCCAAAGTTATCAGTACCTAGTGCAATGTCGGCACTTTGCCCGTGCAACAAGTTGGTGATCTCAACTGTGCGCCAGTCAAAGCCTGCTTGCTCATAGCCCACATTCTTTATAACTCTACGCACAGCACTTTCAACTTCTGCTTCATGCAAGATACCTTTGTATTCCCCGGCAATGATTACACGATTGGTAGTGACTAGCGTTTCACATGCACATCGTAATGCAGGGTCTTGCTTGGCCATGACCAAATCAAGCACTGCGTCTGAAATTGCATCAGCAATTTTATCAGGGTGTCCTTCTGACACACTTTCACTTGTAAATAGATAGCTCATAGTTTCCTTATTAAAATAAATCCATACCCAGAGTTAAATAATCTCTAAGTTTCCTAACTGGTAATACAGTCTGTTTCGATAGTGGCCACGATGTTGTTTCTTGTATGCAGTAGCCGATAACTTAATAGGCTGACGCAAAATACTTTCAGTCAAGCTCAAAAACGGATTGTCCAGTTTAGAGGCAATCATGAACGGCACTTTGTTGGAGTCATTTTGCAACCACAACTGCACAGTTTCGCCACTGCGACGACTAACACTAATACGCTTGATAACTTGAAAGTGCCCCGATACCTCTCGTGAGCCAGGGCCAGTAACTGTTTCAGTTTGCGCCATAACTTGGTCCATGGCAGTGTCCTCTGCGTAGAAATACGGCAAGCGATATAGCAAGCCAATGTCACGCTTTTTGATCCCTGTATGGCCGATCAGCAGACCATACAGCTTTTGTCTAAAGTCGCTCATTTTACCTTTGGCAGCAACTGCACTCATCAAGATACGATCTGAGTAGTACTTGCGAATCAGCTCAGCTTGCTCACGGTCAGCTTCTGTTACTGTGACGTCTACTAGATCAGTCCAGCGTATGTTGGTCTGCAAAAAAGTACGATATGATCCGCAAGCCATGGCCACAGGATCATCTGTGAATATCATGTCCGGCTCAGCTGGGGCAGTTTCCCAAGGTGCAAGCACCGATGGCTCATCATCAAAAGTCACATTTGTAGTTTGAATAATCATATACTATTGTAACACTAGTTGAATTAATGGTCAATCCCAAAGAGCCTGGTAGTACTTACCAAACAAGCGGAAGCCGTTTTGGATTCGAGCTTCCACCACCTGCATGGCATCATAATCACATTGGTAAGTGTCTTTGGGACCTTTGTCCATTTGGTAGTACTTGTGCTCGCCTTTGGGCACTGGATTGCCATCTGCGTCTACAGGTTTCCACACAATATCATGTTCGCCTGAACGAAAAGCATCTTCCCAACTATCGTCTACCTTGCACTCAAATGCAAAGATCATTTCACTCATGGCCCAATCCCAACGCAAGAAGTGGTTGGAATCAGTATCCCAATCGTTTTCTTTGGGTTCTGCGGCTGTGCTACGCAGGTGTTCGGGCACGTCTTCGTCGTCCACAAACGGGCTACCGTGTTTCTTTTCTTTGAGTTGCTTGAGCATGGGCAGGATAATGGGGCTCAGAGTATGGTCCATGCTCCATGTATCCCAGTAGTCAATCTTGACAATCTTGATTTCAGGATGCACTCGATCCAATACCCAGGCGATTGCTTGGCTAACGGGCACAAGATAGTCGCTGGCTTTTTCTACCCACTCGGGGCGCTCTACATAGGAACTTTTGCCACCGTCTTTGACTGCTTCAAGGTCGTCAAGAGTGCGTTGCAGGCTCTTGTCTCGACTGCATTTTGACCAGTCAGCCCAAAAGAACATGTAGTCCAACATGGTGTACGGTGAGATCCAATGATCTCGGGGTTTGCCTAGATATATTTTCATTACCAATTTCCTACGTCTGTTATGTCATCTACAAGATCATCATGTCCATGATAAATCGCAGCGTGGCTCAAGCCAATGCCTGATTCGTTTGTTTCTTCTATTGTAACACTTTTTACATTTTGTTGCAAGGCCAGAAACACTGCAAGCCGCTCAATCTGATGTCGGCTCAGCGTCACTTTTCGGTACGACATTCATGCTCTCCGATGTATAGTCCAAGAAATCGCCACGCTCTGTTCGGAACAGGGCAGCACTTGGGTCCAAGATTTCGATTTCCACATCATAGTGGGTGACTTCGTAGTCCACAAACTCATGATCTGCACTGTACTGCCTAAAGTACACTCTGCCGCCGAATCCTGATATCAGGATACCACGTTGTCCTTTTGCCGGGGTTTCTTGGTTGCTCATCAAATCTCCACTGTTTGCAGTTGCCAGTTACGGCTTTGTTCTTCGTGTCCGTGATAACCGCGAGGGTTGCACACAATTCGGCACTGCCCAACTTGATAATCAAACGGGTGATGTGTATGTCCGTGTGTCCACAGCACCAGATTCTCTTGGTCAAGAATAAAATCTTCCAAGTTACTTGAGTATCCGCCGTTCATGATGGTGTCATGTTTGTACTGCTCATGAGTGCTTTGTCCACTTGGAGCATGATGTCCACACATCACAAACTTCTTGTCACGATGTGTTTCCAACATCAGCTTTAGGTAGGACACGGTGAGTTTGAACTCAGCTACAGCATCTTCAGGGCAGAACGTTGCTTCGCGTGTTTTAAACACTTCACGAGTGCGACCGTTGATGTCGGAATCAATCCACTCCTGGTCAGTCATGCCCACTGGCTTGTCCACAGGCACACGTGCCTTGAAATGTACTTCACGAGCGCTGTTTTTTACACAGCGGAAGTCGTTCATCATCTTGGTCATGTGATACAATGTAAGAGGATCTTCGCGATTCATGTCAGTCCACAGTGTGCCGCCCACAAAATATACATCGTTGATCACCACCATCTCGCGCTCAAGAATGTGCAAGTTTCGGAGTCTACCGAGCATGCTTTTAACGTGCTCAAGTGTCTTGGCAAAGTCGCCATTATAGTGTTCATGGTTGCCCATGATATAAATCACATGGGGGAATTGAGCGCAGCACCGTTCAAAGAAGTTTTGGAATCGATTGCTGCGATAGTGCTCGCCCATGAGATTGTACGGATCATGTTGAGCCAAGTCTGCAGCCACCATGATGTCGCCGCTGAGGATTAGAACATCAGCACCGTCGCTGTTGTCAAAATCCAAGTCCCCAAACTCAAGGTGTAGGTCTGATGCTACTGCTATTTTCATTTTGTTCGTTCAAGTTCTTGTTTCATAGCGGCCAGTATCACTGGATCACCTTCTACAATAGTAGCTGTTTGCCCCGGAAACATTTCACTCAAGCGCTCACGTAACTGTTGCACTGAAGAGCCCTGGCAAACAAACTGATTGTTTACTGTATTATACGTGAAATAAGTATTCTGATCAAACTCTAGTTTGAGCTCGATGTTAGTTCCTTCATTTGGCCCATCTTCTCGGACCATTTGAGCTGTGATACGATCAATGGCCCGTCGCACGGTCCATTTCAGGATCAGCATAGTTGCCGCCATGCCCAGAATAAAAACAACAACATAGTCCATATCAACCTCGCATGCTTTCCAGTGTGATCATCTTGCCCAGTTCGCGTTCAAAGTCTTGATCTTCGGGCACAATATATAATTTATGATTGCTTCGGTCTGTTTTGCGATCATAGTGTCGGAACGTTACAATGCGGCCACCAATTGCGTTGCGCACAGTGATACTAAGTCCATCTTCACTGTCTATGTCACTGCGAGCAACCAGTTGATTCTTTGATCTGGTTGCGTAGACTGTTTCCGGAGCATCTTCTTCATGTTCGTTCAGCCAGTTGCGAAGTCGTCGTTTGAGCCAGTTCATGCTGCTTTCCTTTGTTTCAAATATTGTTCCCACTGCACCCACACATTCTTGACCAAAAAGCCCCAGTCTCGTTGCTTGGGTCCGGGCACAAACAAGGTCCAGCAAGTTACTGAGGGGTCTAGTTCAATGCGGTGATATGTTTTCGCACCGGCAGTTCTAAAGCTGCCAGGGCCGCACCACTTGGCGATTTCGCCAACCTTTTCACCCTTGCTGTTGAACTGTGGACGCCACTCCCAGTAGCCACCTCGCAGGATCAGTGTAGCAAAGGGCCAGGGATGATCATGCACATCGTCAGGATCTGATTTTAAAAACTTATGCAAGAACACATTGAAGGGGAAACGCTCTCGCTCTTTGAGAAACAGGTAGTAGCGTTCCAGATAGGGCTCGTTGTCCACGCGATCGTAAACGATACGTTTGCGACCCAATTTTTCCAGTAGTTTTAGAAACATACTATCTCCTTTACATGTGTATTATACACGATGCAGGATAATTGGTCAAGAAAAAGCCCGCCAGTCTGGCGGGCTTTTGATTAGGTCAAACCTAATTAAACGATGCCAAGTGCCATGGCCTTGTAGCCAGCTGCCACGATCTTGCGACTTGGCTTGCCCATTTGGTATTCAGTAACCTTGACGCCGTTGCCAGCCATACGGGTGTTTGCATATACTGCAAAACCACCTTGACGAACGCGGCTGACTTCAGCACTGATGTTCTTGATACCGAAACGCTTGGCAGCGGCAGCGGGAGTGATAGCTTCGCCAGTGCGCAAGGCTGTGAACAGTTTGAAAGTTTTGGTGTCTTCATTGAAACGCATAGTAATCTCCTAAGATTGGTTAAGTTAAAAAGATGCTGTTCTGTACAGCATGTGACTATTGTACTAGGTGTTGCAATACATTGCAACAGATATTGAACAAAAATATTTGAGCACATTTGCCGAACACTAAGTAAACTTGCTCGTGTAGCAATCTTGTCCTGCAAAGGGCAGGGCAACATTACACACACATTACACAGGAGAAAAACATGAGCAAAACACCTTACGAGATCCGTCTCGAACTTCTCACTCTGGCCAAAGAAATCCTTCAAGCGCCAATCTATCAAACTCGCGAATCACTCAGTGACGAATACCATTCCAAACTGAACGATGCCAATCGCGGCACGCTGCCTTATCCAACCATGCCAGATTTTCCGTCCAGTGCGGATATTATCAGCAAGGCCGAAGAACTCAACAAGTTTGTAAGCGATAACTAAAATCAAAGCCCCGAAAGGGGCTTTGTTATACCCACCTTAAAGCAAATGCAGTGGCCTTGTCAGAATCAACAAACTGCCAACAAGTGCCAAAATGGCCGTGTTTTTCGCGCCAGTCGCCGGTGTTCTTAAAATTGGTCACACACCAATCATACATGTTATCATAATCCAAGAAGGATCTGCGTTCGTTGATTGACACAGTGTACTTCCAGCGTTTGCGATCTGCTCGTCGTTGCTTTGAATTCATTGACCCCACCTCAAAGAAAGCATAGTAAACAATTTTTCATGCATGTCAAATATAATCCCATCTCGGCCGTTGTTCGGATGTTCGTACCACCAGTCTCGATTACTAGCTCTAGCCCATGTCATGATTGGCACACAATAAACACGAACAGTATACCACTGCTCGTTATCTACTAGAGCTTTGTCTAGTATTTTATATGTAGGAATAGGCGAAGGGTCTTTGGACTTGGCCGTTATTCGGGGAACACCGTTACGAGATACTGTCATGACCACCTCAATGTAAACAAGATCAGGTCTTGTTTGGTTTTGAACTCCACACCCATTCCAATAATAACTGCACCGTGTGTATTGCACCACTCATACAGTTGGTCTGAATTTTGTGTCCAGAATTCTATATCCGTTAGTATCACCAATATTGCAGTGGAATCAACAAGGTCAGGATCTACACTAATGAACCTTTGCTTTTTCCACTCAGCAAAAACATCTTGATTCATGTCCACCTCAAAGTGAACATCACAGCATCTTTCTCGTCAGCAAAATGATAATCAATCTTGGTATCATCATATGTGTTGTACCCGTTCATGTGAACATCATTGGTGATATAGCTGGGACAATTCTGTTTAGCCCAGTTTAAAGCTGGCCAGGTACTATCATAAGGAATTGTCACAGTCATGTCCACCTCATCACAAACCATTCTGCATCCCCAAGATCATGAAAGTACAGTATGGGCAAACTTTCGTGCGGTTCAACTTTGTTGCCAAATGTTTCAACTGCCCATGCAATCATTTCTTCACGCTTTTTGGGCACCGCACCTACAATTATTTCAATCAATTCAGTTTCCATCATGACCACTTCAACAAGAACATGGTATATTCTTTTGGATCTTTGAAATAAAAAGTATCCTGGTTGTTGGTATACCAATTGGGCTCGTAGTTGCCACCATGGTAGAGATTATGATAACACCATTCAGTGATATCTGACCAGGATGCTACTCCGTTATACTGCCACTGATATAGTTTCTTCGTGCTTGCACTTGCCCCGAAATTTGAATCCTGAGCAAGTGCAAGAGTAATTACCATTGAGTTCTGTGACTTTATACTCATCGCCTTTGCTGCCTTTCACAATCCAGAAACGACCTTCGGGTTCAGGTTCTTTCAAGCCAGTTGCAAACTGCACAGGATTGACCACAAACTTGCGGCCACGGGTATCAATGCGGATAAAGTTTTTGAACGTTTTGATGTCGTCTGCGCCGCGGGGCTTGAACGCATACATCTTGGTCTTGCTGTCATCCAGCAAGTAAATGCCGTTGGGCACCTTGTCCTTGTAGTCAGTTGTTTCAGCAAACCATTTCATACTGCTTCCTTGCATCGTCGAACATTGTTTTTAAACACAGTGTAGAATCGATAGTTAATGCCGGTGTCTTCGCGAATGTACATATTAACACGATTTACCTTGAGTACTTCGCCCACTACACGACCCATAGGCACAAGTGTGCGTTTACGGTAAACAGGGAAAGAAACAATTTCTCCTGCTCGGATTGGTAATGCTTTGATTTTCATAATTTCATAATCCTTGCAATCGCTTCGCGAGCTGCTGACAAGTTTTCCACAGGCCAAGCTGTGTAAGCCTGGCTCCAAGATACAGAGTATAATTTCATTTCAACCCCTTACACATGCATGTTCAATTGGGACACCAACAACGTCTTGCCAGAATTCATCCCAATGTGTGTTGCTGACATTTTGAAATCTCTGAAACATGGACTCTTTTGCTTGTTTTAGTGATACGCCTTTGAGCAGTTCTCTTAACAGTTGGCGTTGGCATTTCTCAACCGTTGGCCACCAATTTGAACGATCAGGTTTGACGTAAAAGTAGTATTTTAGTTCTCGGGTCATCTTCAACTCCTGTTTTGCTTTGCTATGTGTATATTATAGCAAATTGAGCATTTATGGTCAACCAAAATGTTTGGTACTGCAAAAGTAGTACTTTTTAGTACATGACAGGCTCGTGGCTGCGAACGTTTTTTAAGGCCATCATAACTTCTTGTTGCTCTGTATAGATCAAGTGAGCTTGTTCCAGGTAGAGTCTGCGGTCGTGTCCTAAAAAGGCAATCCACGTTTGGAGAGTCTCGTAGTCACCGTAGGTGGCAGCTGGCCAACTGTCCCTGATCCAACCTACTGTGTTCTTCAGAGCTTGGAGGCTGTTGGCAGGATGTGAGTGCTGAACAGCACCCATAAAGTCATTGGCAAGCACTGCTGACCAGAAGCTTCCCGGCTCAAAACCATGCACCAAGTAGTTGTACAAGGGATCAAAGTACTCACGTGGAACAGTCCAGTGAGTAGCTGATTCCATCATTCTGTTGCGACTGAATTTGGTGAGTTCCATACTATTAATCCCAATTTTTACGACTGCCACTGTCTTCGTTGTCGCGATATCCTGCGGTGTAGGCTGTGATCTCTGTTGCACTCATGTCGACCAGTTCAAGGCGTGTACTAGAATATGAATCACCTACAAAATAGTGAGGATCGTATTCACGACCGTAATAGCTGTCGGCTGAACCACGATCATATGGTCCACCGTGTCGTGTGCTATACAGTGTCTGTTCTGCAATCATGTTCTACTCCTGTTTTGCTTTGTATGCTGTTATTATAGCAAATTGGGCATTTTTGGTCAACCAAAAAATTTGTAACATTCAAGTACGACTATATCAGTAGAAACCATTAGTACTAATGGTAAATACTGAGAAGGAAAACACAAAATGTTCACCACTATTATTAAATGGCTTGCAAGGCTATCTGAAAAAAATTATCAGTCTCAATTGGACTGCTTTATCACTGCTCATTCACCTACTTCTGCTGCAGAAGTAGAATATCTAGAGCGCCAATACTCCAAAATGAATCGTGGAGGTTTGCTATGAAACGCTTTTTTACTGTTGTTTATGGAGTATTAGAAGAAATTGGTCGTGCCCGTGCAGCGCAACGACTCAGTCACCGCAGCTGGGATTATTGATAAATCCAACCTAATCCTTGGATCTGATGCATCCAAGTAAAAATAGGAACAGTAAAGTCCAGTCTCCAAGTGCCGTTCCAGCCCACGTAGTTGTTTCCTGACAATACAGGCTCAGGTTTTATCAACTGCTGGCTGTACCAAGGTTCGGGATAATTAGGGCAATACACCCCTTGCCATAAAAACTTTGGATCAGAAATTCCAAAGAACTCAACACTGTCTACTATCACTGCCATATCATGATCAAGCTCAGGCTTGTTGAAAAATATCACTTCAAGCCAACCAGATGATGCAGTAAATTCTAATTCAATACGCTGTTGTTTTGATAGCGTATGATGGAAAACTTTTCCAGGTACTGCAATCAATACCTGTGGCACAGTCTTGTTGTATTTCGGAGTCAGAGTAACTGCCATCTTGACCAAGTGTTCAATAGCCATATTGATCCCATAGTACCTGCAGTTCAGGGTACAATGTTCTAGCATTGTATTGGTAGACCTTGTCCCACTTTTTACAATGCTCTACCAATTGTTGTTGCAGTTGTTGATACTGATCGGGCAGTGTACTGTTCAACAAGTTGATGCACATTTGTGCCTGTTCCTTCACAACCAAACGGTAGTTGTTGGGGTCGCTGGTGTTAAAACCGTTGGGTATTTCAAGATCATTTAACTGCTGCAATATATCCTGGTACTGGGATAGGTATTGAATTTTAACTTCAGCGGGCAACATCCGTGCATCCAAAAAGCCAGGAGTGGTTACCAGCAATGATTTGATTGCAAGTTTCTTGCGCAATGCATATTCCAACAAACCACCAAAGTGACCAATAGTCAATGCGCTCACTGCTGGTCGAATGGTCACAGTAATGCTGGACCCGTTGCACTGTGCTTGGTAACGATCAATGTTGCTCAGTACCAGAGCGGTGTCGGTACCTTGGCGAACATATGAATTATGCTCACTTACTGTTTCCATGCTGACTTCAATGCCCACTCGCTTGAAGTTCGCCAGCTTGGCCAACAGCATTGGTTTGAAAACTGTACCGTTGGTAACAAAGCTTAGACATATGTCAAATCGCTTGTGCGCAATCAAAGTATCCACCAGATCTTCAAAGCGATCAGTTAGCAGGGTTTCTCCGCCCATGAAATGAATGTTGTTCAATCTAGGTATAGCCAACAACTGCTGCTTGAAACTGTCCCATACTGTTTGATCTTTAGTCCAGTTACTACCTACAAATGGCCGGCTAGACTCAATACCCCATTTGACTTCTTGCACTGCAATACGACTAGATGCTTGTGCGTTGCACATTTTGCAAGCTAGATTACAGAAGTTCCCAAGATCAATGTGCAAATCAATTGGCATTGTATCAGTATTGCCCGAGTCATCAAAATGTTGACGGCCGGGGCTTTGTTCAAAGCTTTCGTGAAACGCCTGTTTGAATATTACACTTTTTTGATTACTTCGTAAACGGCGACTAGTTGCGCCTGCAGCCTCTTCTGCGTAACAACGCCGGCATTCGCTAAGGTGTGAATTCTTAAGAATGCGTTTTCTAAAATCGCGCACTGGCTCAGATTGAAACCAGTCTGCAATAGTCATGGTAGCAATATTGTATTCGTTGCCTGAATAGAGTTTATGATCTTCTTGACAGCAGATACCCAAGCTGCCATCCCAATAGATGTGCAGCTCGTACCAGGGCGTATTGCAGAATACTGCTGGGTTAGGCACGGTTCTCCACAATCTTGTCAGCTAAACCAAAATCAACTGCTTGCTGTGCGCTCAGGAAAGTATCAAACTTCATGGTCTCATACAGTTCGTCATAAGTTTTGCCTGCTGTGTTGTGCTTAACATACAGTTCGGTCAAGCGCTTGTTCACACGAATTGATTCTTCAAAGCTGCGTTTGCTGTCTTCAAATTGCAAATCTTGCACATGTACGCTACCACGAGTGCCCGGAGTACCTGAACTAACACGATGGATCATGGTGCGGCTTTCAGGCAATACAAAACGCTTGCCCGGTGCACCTGCTTGGGCCAGCAATGACCCCATGCTGGCTGCTTGGCCCATCACAATGGTTTGAACATCGCACTTGATAAATTGCATAGTATCGTATATAGCCAAACCTGCAGTCACAACACCGCCTGGGCTATTGATATACAAGCTAATATCCTTGTCTGGGTTTTCGCTTTCAAGAAACAACAACTGAGCAACCAACAAACTAGCTGTGTGCTCGTTTACGTCAGTGTCCAGCATGATCACACGGTCTTTGAGCAGGCGGCTGTAGATGTCATAACTGCGCTCACCTTTACCAGTTTGCTCGACTACGATTGGTACCAAATTTGGCATAGAGTTCCTTGTGTTAATGATAAGTAAGTATAACATATTTTTCTGGAACACACAATGAGAGACCTACTCAATTTAATCAAACTTTACGAAGCGCCGTCTAATCAACTGCCTAACATTGATGAAATAGAAGCATTTAAAAAAGTCATTGCAGGCAAAATCAAACAACTGCCCGATGATGACGCAACTGCAAAAGCCCTACGAGAAATTGAAGATTTGCTTAAACACGTACATGCCGGTGGTAAAATGGGCATCATCAACGGTGAACTAGCCAGTGTCGATGACCCTACAGTTAGTGCAGCGCAAAAAGAGCTAGCTCGATACATACTCAGTATTGACATGACCCCAGCTGATCGAGACCAACTATTCAACTTATGGCGTACCAACAAGTTGGTCAAGATTAACGCACTACTAGGATCTGGCAAAAAGAATTTTAGTCAAATTATCACCGACTACGACAAGAATCCTGCTATCCGTGAACTGTCAAATGAGCTCATGCGTATTTCAGCTTTGGGACAAGGAAAAGGCGAATTCGGTCTTAGCGTAATGAGCAAGAGCATTAACAAGCAAGAAGGCAAAGGCGACTTGAATATAAGTGGCCGGGCTATTGAGGTCAAAACCACAGACGGTGGGGCAGGTCGGTTTACTGACCAAGAAGTTCGTCCCGGACCAGGATTTGATCAAGCGGCACGTAAACTTAATGCGTTTATTAAACAGTATCAACCCGACCTCGCCAAGAGTGGCGCCAATTTGGATGGACTTGTAAACTTTTACGAAGTGCTTGCAACCAATCCAGAGCTCAAAAAAGAGGCAGCAGAATTACTTTCCATGATACGCGAAGTAATTCAACAAATTTTTGAAGGCGAGGATGTTTCGAACATCATTTCTGCTATACAAAAAGCTGACATAAACGCTGTCAAGCAAGAGTATGCCAAAACAAACTTTAACTATTACATGAGCAAGAAAAAAGACGAAGGTGTATTGTACATTAGCCTTGTCAAAGATCCTATCATGACAGTATTTTTTAAAAATGCAGATGAGCTAGCTGCCAGTGGTTTGCGATTGCATGCTGGTACAACTTATATCACCAGTACAGCAGATGTTCGGTTACCTTACCCACAAATAGAAATTGTAGACACTGCTGGAGGTGGAGGTGGAGCAGCACAATCTGCTAAGTCCGCAGCGGCAACAATCCCGGCTAAACTAAGCACTACCGATCTTGATGCTGTCACGCAAACACCACGCCTTAAGGGCCCAGGTGTAAAAGCTGCAAGAAGTGATGCTGCGCCCAAGACCGATGCTGGTACTCTGGGACGAGCAAAGCGTTAAGCTTGCCGCACTGCTGGACTGATCACATCGCACACATTGAGAGCAAGAGCTTCTTGTGCTGTTAGCCACACATCATGTGGCGGTAACAGTGCTGTGCGAATTTCTTCTTCACCTAGTCCAGTACAATCTTTGTAGTGCTGTACCATGCGCTTTTGCGTAAGCTCGAACTCTTTCATGGTGGCAAACAGTTCATGCACTTTGCCGTCACTGCCCCAACTGAACTGATGACTTAGAATACTGGTGTTGGGAGTGAGCACACGACGACCAGGCGTGCCGGCAAGAAAGATCAACAAGCCTGCAGACCCGATCTGCCCCAGGCCTACTGTTTTGATAGGCAAGCGGCTGCTACGCATCACGTCAATCAAGGCAAAGGCGGTACTTAAATCACCGCCTTCACTACAGACCATTAACAACAGTTCTTGTCGCTTCTTTTTGCTGACATGATTTTCATACAGGATCCACTCGATCACAGGTTTGATAGAATCGTTATCGATCTCACCCATGAGAACCATGAGACCGTTGTCTGCAAGTTCTTGTCCGTGCGATGTACTAGCTTCTGTTTCTGTGGTCATTTTTGGTTCCTGCATGATATTTAGCCCCACAAAAATGCATTATCGCAGTACAGTTTGACCAATTACAGCGTTAGGTTTGGATAACGCTTCATCACGCCGACGTTTGTATTCTGCATTGTCCACATCCAGCAATTGAATAGTGCCAGTATCTACTGATTTAGTAACAGGAACCACTTTGCTCTGAGGTGCTAGACGTCGCGTAAGATCATCGTCATTTTCACGTTGAATACCACGTTCTGCAGACTCGTTACGGTCCATGTCTTGTTCTGCGGCTCGGCTGCTAATATCTGCTTCACGCTGTGCCCGTGCTTGATCACGACGATTTTGTATCACATTGTTTGTTCCTAGCGGCAGTCGAACTAGCACATACACCTTGTAAATTCTGCCATCAAATGTGGCACGACTGTCCACCCGTTGCGCACCACTTAGCTCACCACGTGCATTTTTGCGAGTAACTTGTTGAAAGTTTTCAATCATTGCATCGCCGCGATCTGCACGATAGCTTTTGGTTTGTGTTTGCACACGACTGTACATGTTCTCTACTAGCTTGCGCTCTGCTGACATACGTGCTTTGTCGTAGGCCATTTGCTCATCTGTGCTGGTCGCAGTACCTGCTGCAAACATCATGTCAGTTGTATCCTCAGGCAGGTTAACAAACCAAGTAGGAGCTGGGGTCACAGTTCGTGCTGGTGCCTGCGGTAGTGCATACGGTTGCGAAATTGGTTGGTACACTATAGTCGGAGCAGGGGCTGGAATTACTTCTGCAGTTTTGGCTGGATTGCTAGCACACGCAGACAACACCAAAACTGCTGCCAAGGTTAATATAAGTTTCATGAGTGTTCCTTAGGTTAAAGATAAGTCAAGTGTAACAGAAAGATCAAAATTTGTCAACCACTACCCAATTAGTACGGTTTAACTGGCATATGACACCTTGATAGTTGTAGATGTCTTGATTCTTGAAACTGGGTTCAGTAAACCAACGGCACCTGGTACCATTGTACCAAAACTCACGTGGGAAATCAGGATGTGGCCTAAATTGGTGAATATCTGCTTGCACCCCAACTGAGATGTTGCGCAAGGAGTTCATGTTTTCGCGGTCCGAACACACCATGACTTTCTCAGTTTGCACACGACTGGGACCTGCTTGCAATCGGACTGAGTCATCTGCTCGTTGTTGTGCAATTGAGCAAGCTTCTGCTGGGGGACGATCGCCTGGCCAATCATAGTAGCCATGTCCAGTATACCATGCTCCGCCTACCCGTCCACGAAAGCTCACTTGACAGCGCTTATATCCTGCCAAGCCTGGTGCCGGAACAATGTCTGCACGGGCTGCAGAACGCTCTTGTATGAGTGCGCTGCTAGCCGTACTGGTTCGATCAGTCAGCACACATTCAGCATGCAACACCGCAGGCAGCAGAGCCAAGAACAACAAACTTGATTTTAGCATGTGCTCAATTCCTTTAACAAAAAGTTGATATACTTGTTGGTGTTTCTATATGCAATATCATGATTGGTATAGTATGCGCCAGGATCAGTTATTATTTCGTAGGGTTTGAGCATGACTCTCATGCGTGAAGCAAACTGTTCATCTCTAGAGACCCTCATGTTTTGTAAAAACGTAATCTGTTCTTGTTTGCGACTGCAATCAATTCTAAAGTGATTTAGATCTTGTGTGGCCATTGGGATTCTGTTAGGCATGGGCTGTGTGGCACAGCCACTAAGCTGGCTGACACATATAACGCAGATGCCAAATACGATAGCGAACCTGTGCTTGATAATTTGCATAATCTCTTTCACTTTGCAAGGCTTGACGGGGAATTGCCAATTGGCTTTCATACCAGTTGATGATAGCAACTCTGTTGCCACAGTCAGTTGGCATGACTGCAACAGATGCTGGCACATGTCGATCATAGGTGCTGCAACCTGTTAGTAGGGCCAGACACACTAGCAGTATTTTCATAACGGATTCTTTTCAACATGTTCTTGAATCACTCGACGTAGAATTTGTTCTACCATTTGATTCAGTGTGATGTCACGCTCATGAGCCATGATCATGAGCTGGTACCATTCTTCATGATCCAGATTAATCTCCACAGTGGTTCTACCGTCTAAGTTAGATTCAGTCATGAAATTTTCCTTGAAAGCAATGGCGCAGCTCGTGCCCAAAGATTTGATGTGTGGTATTAGCGCTGGTGTAGATTGTGCAAACTTTTGAAGGATCTGTACTGGCACAACCAAGAAACACGGCTCCGGATCGAGACTTGCCAGTAGCATTGCCACACACAGTTTGTAGACGTTGATCAGACAATCTAATCCAGCGCACTATCACAGTGTTCTGGCCTTCGGCTTGGTAAAAGTTTTGATTCTCCACCAGTTTGTAGCCTGTTAGTTTAACATCGGCACTGGTAGTGCTGCAACCAGTTAGCGCTGCTGCCAACAGCAAGATCCACTTCATGATTGCTCCTGCTTCCGGTGCTTGGGCTGGCGCTGGTAAACAGTCTTAGGCTGTTCCACACGGCCGCGGAATGGTAGATCTTGATTGAACAAGGCACGGTGCATGCGCCCTTTTGGCGCTGCAATTTTAAACGATATAAGTTTCATGTCAACGCTCCTTGAGTCTCTTCATCACAGCCTGGAACCAAGCCTCACGCAGGATGCGTTGGAACTCCAGATCAGGGTCGTATTGACGTCCAGTTTTTCTGCAAGTGACCAGCATGTTCAACTCCTGTTTTGCTTTGCTATGTGTGTATTATAGCAAATTGAGCATTTTTGGTCAAGTCAAAAGAAAAGCCCCTTGCGGGGCTTGTTCAGTACTACTTGAGTATTACTTTTTGCCAGTAGCTGTGTAAGCCTTCATGATACCTTCACCAAATTTGCTGTAATCAAATTTCATAGCGTTTTGGCCAGCTTTGACTGCTTCGGTGCTGAGTGCAGTGAATGTGTCCATGCCTACTTTGGCGGCCTTTTTGGTGTACTCAGCTTGAGCTTCAATGAACGAATTCATTGCAGTGGCTGCGGCTTCGTTTTGTACAAAGGTCTTGACAAATTGCTTTTTACCGTTTTGCACGGTGTCGATGATTGCGTCTGCTGTAAACATGTGTTTCTCCTAATTTAAGCGAGTTAGCTACGGGACCCGGCCTATCCAGCGTCCCATGTGCTATTGTAACATATATTTATAGAAAAAATGTGCGGTCGCAGCATTTTTTCAGCACTTTAGTGACCACTCACTAATTTTTTATTTTTAAATTTGCAAATAGTAGTAAATACTTGATAGGAGATATCTATGCTTAAAGCAATTTTTGATTGGTTCAAACAACCAGACCCCAAGGCGTTCGCGCCAGCTGTGCAGCCAGAAGCTGTACCATACAAAGTAGAAACACCTGTTGAGGTTGCTCCCACTCTTGCACCGGTTGTGGCATTTGCAAAGCCGGCATCGGTGCAGAAGCCAAATCCAGTTGCCAAAGCTCCAGCTAAAAAGCCAGTTGCCAAAGCTCCAGCTAAAAAGCCAGTGCCTAAAAAACCAGTTTAATAGTACTAGACTATAAACCAGTTCCGGCCCTATAAATATTAGCAAGCTGCCAAAGAGCGGCTGTTACTAACAAAGGGCCGGAGCCATGAAAAAAACAAAAATAATTGCAGCTCTGCTGCTGGGTTGTTCTGCGACATTAGCGTATTCGCAGATGGATCCTATCATTACCCAAAGTACTAATTCCAGTACAAATACTTCTACTAGTATTAGCGAAGCTACTGTAAAAAGTCCCCCACCAAGTGCTATTTCTCCATCAATAACTGCCATCAACAGTGATGTTTGCATTACTGCTTTTTCTGGTGCAGCACAAACACAAATTCTAGGTATAAGTTTTGGTGGCACGGTTCGTGACATGAACTGTGAACGCCTTAAGTTAAGTCGTAGTTTATATGACATGGGTATGAAGGTTGCTGCCGTGGCTGCAATGTGTCAGGACCGTAGAGTTTGGGATGCCATGAACGCTGCCGGTACACCTTGCCCCATTGATGGCAAGATTGGAGCAGAAGCCAAAACTGCCTGGGATGAGCACCAAGATCGTATTCCTCGACCTGTCAAGGATTAATCATGAAACGATTTCTTGCCGCGGTAATGCTGGCAATGATTACTTTTGCTGGGCAAGGGCAAATTGTCGGCACCAACACTGATCCTTGTGCTGCTAATCCGCAGAGTTCGCCTGCGTGTGCTGGGTATAAAACGTACCACCAGTTCGGAGATGATACCTGGGTTAATGTACCACTCAAGTTTCCATTTCCTTTTTACGGGCAAGTGTTCACTAACTCGTTTATGTTTTCCAACGGTGTTGTGGGGTTTATGAGTGTAGGACAACAGCCCTGGGATAGTTTTTGTTGTTCTGGTGAACCAATCAATAACTCTAGCACAAGATTTAACTATACCATTATACCACTAAACACTGACCTGTATCCGCAACCTTCTAGCAGATTTTGGAGTGAAGGCAGCACCACTTATCAAAAGTACGTTTGGGAAAACATAGGTGAAATCTCAAACGGTGCCAATCTCAATACCTTTGGAGTAGAAATAAGACCTAGCGGTTACGTTGGTATCAACTACGACAAGGTCAATATTGACCAGCAGACCACCAGTGCTATCGTTGGAAATGCTGCGTTAGGAGAATACAACGTTCATTTTCATGGTAATAAATTTTCAACAACAACAGTACCTGCCTTGATAGAGTACACGTCTACCGGAAATGCTTGTTATTCAAATCCGTTGTCTAGTCCTAATTGTCCAGGTTATCAAGAAGCACAATGCACTGCAAACCCTTTGTATGCAACCACCTGCTCAGGATACCAAACTGCATATTTTACACAACAGTGTTCTGCAAATCCCTTGTATGCTGCCACATGCCCCGGTTATCAGGCAGCGTATTACACTCAACAATGCACTGCAAATCCATTGTACGCTGCCACCTGCCCTGGTTATGCTGCTGCTTACTTGAATCAACAATGCAGTATCACTCAATTGTACAGCACTCAGTGCCCAGACTACGCTGCGGCGTACAAGGCACAACAGTGTTCTTTAAATGCTTTGTACGATACTGACTGTCCAGGATATGCTGAAGCATATCAAAGTCAACAGTGCTTGCTGAATTCGTTGTTTAATTCCCAATGTCCAGGATATCAAGTTGCTTATAAAAATCAACAGTGTTCTTTGAATGCTCTGTATGCCGCCGACTGTACTGGTTACAGTGCTGCTTACAAAATACAGCAATGCACTGCTAACCCTTTGTACGCTGCGGATTGTGCAGGGTATAATGTAGCCTACAAAACACAGCAATGCACCATTTCAGCACTGTATGCTACAGATTGTCCAGGATACGCAGTGGCCTACTTTGATAGTCAATGTTTGAAGGACAGTTTGTATAATCCACAATGTGAAGGATACAAAGCTGCTTATACTATCAAGTATCTGGTCAAATCAGAACCTGCTGTGATCACTGTTATAGCTGAAGTAAAACAATCAGATCCTGTTGCAATAATAAGCACAACTGGTGACACCACAATAGATGCAGCAATTGCACCTCCTAGTGTAACATCTACTACATCAATAATTAGTCCTGTGGCTAACAGTATTGCGCCAAGTTCTTCTGTTAGTTCTGTAATATCAGTCGCAACACCTGTGGCACCATCTGTGACCAGTCCAGCTGCTGCTGAGAAACAGGCTGAGCAAAAAGCTGACGCTAAGAAAACTGATACCGCAGTTGCTGGAGTAGAAAAGAAAGCTAGTGGAGATCCTAAAGCTGCTAGAGCTGAAGCAGGAGCAAAAGCCAAAGAGATTGCCAACAACATTGCTAAAGCAACTACCATGGAACAACAAACTGCACAACAAGGACTTGTTGTAGGTTTGATTGGTTATGTACCGGGCTTTAGTGCATATCAGAATTCAATTGTGCCTGATGCATTAGGCAGCGCAGTTGCCAAACAATATCACAAACCAGTGATTGATAATCGTTCTGCACAAAGACGACTGTCAGGCGCCAATGAATACAAGTGGCAGCAAATAGTCAACAGCCAATATCAGGCAAAGGATTGATATGGAACTATACATTGTTAAACTTGTGATAGTTACAACACTTTGTTTTGTATTGAGTGCTGATGCTCAACCACAAAAACCAGACCCCCGAGATACTGTATGGACCTGCAGCAGGTGGACTTGGAGCAGCACTGATATGTTCAACAGACACGCAATATGTTTAGAACGACGAAAAGAAGATTGTTCAAAACGACTTCACAAAGAATTATGTAGAGGAAATAGCCAATGATTGACCCACTAACCGCACTAGCAGGAATACAATCTGCTGTTGCATTGATTAAAAAAGTATCAAAGACTGTAGACGATGTAGCATCATTGGGACCAGTATTAGGCAAATATTTTGATGCCAAAAGCACTGCAAGCAAGGCGTTGGTTGAAGCTAAAAACAGTGGCAAAAAATCTGCCATGGCCACTGCAATTGAAATTGAAATGGCATTGCATCAGACTGAGCAGTTTGAAAGACAACTTCAAATGTTGTTTATGCAAACTGGCAAAATAGATGTCTGGAACAAGATCAAAGCTCGCGCTAGCGCTATGGATATAGAGTCTGCACATCAGGCTAGACGCAGCAAAGAATCCGCAACAAAGCAACAAAAGAAAAATCAGCAAATGTTAGAGATAGCTTTTGCTAGTATATTTCTTGTTGTTGTTGTGGTTGGGGTGGTATGGGGAACCTATGAAATTGTACATTATTGTAAGTACTCCCATTGTGGAAAATAAGGAGAAGAAATGACACAAGAAATTAAAAATATAAATGACAAAGTGGATGAACTTGAGGTTGCGGCCAAAAAGTACGCCAGCAAAGACACAGTGATCAGCATTGGCGGTTATGAATTTACGCCTGCTAAACTCATGATTGCATTTACCATTGTAAGTAGCGCTTTAGGCAGCTTGTATGGTGCGTTTGAAGTTTACAAAGACTACCAAGGCATGAAGAAAAAGATTGCCGATTATTCTGCACCTGACCTAAGCGGGTTTGACAAGCGCTTGGCTGTGATTGAAGAAAACAGTCAAAAGGGTGCAGACTATACTCGTGACATCAAGACTGATCTAAAAAACGATATTCGACGCAACGAGTCGGTAACTGAACAAGTAGAGCGCAGTGTTAAAACTGCACAGCGTGAAACTGAATCTGAAATGCGTCAAGCTCGCAAGGACGTGCGTGAAGATCTAGACAAAGCACGAGCCGAAGTTAATGCTATACGTAAAGAGATGGCCGAAGCTCGCAGAGAAATTTCACGTGAAGTAGACGTACTCAAACGTGAGGTTGATAGCAAGATTCAGAAGGCAATTGACAACCCACTAGCTGGAAAATAAGGAAATACCATGACAGAAGAAAAGAAACCACTCACACGCTCAGAGCGTGAAGCACAAATCAAAGACAAGGCAGGACTTGTTATTGTTATAATGGCCTTGTTCCTTGCGGCTAATACCTATGTTGCTAATAACTTTAGCAGCATAGCACAAACCAACTTGCTAAAAGCTTCCAACACTTATGGCTTTTATCAAAGCAAGAGTATCAAGCAAACTTTAGCAGAAGGGCAACTGGAAGAAGCCAAACGGGGGTCAGACAAAGAACGCATTGCTACACTAGAAGCCAAGATTGCTCGTTACGAGTCAGAACCAGAAACAGGCGAGGGAAAAAAGGAACTGTTAGCCAAAGCTCGGGCACAAGAGGAAGCACGTGAACAAGCTAGAGCACACAGCCCATGGCTTACGTTCTCGGGCATGTTGTTTCAGTTAGCCATTGTGTTACTGAGTGCTAGTATTATTGCAGTAAACATGCGTATGTATTGGGGTTCACTGGCTGTTGGTGGCCTAGGTCTGGTGCTCATAAGTCAAGGTGTGTGGCTCTGGGCACCGCTAAGTATGTAATGACCTATTTGATTTACACACTGATAGTCACGCACATTACTATAGTGTGCGTGACTTTGTTTTTACACCGTGCCCAAGCACACCGATCTCTAGTGTTTCATCCTGCAGTAGAACACTTTATGCGAGCTTGGCTTTGGCTCACAACAGGCATGGTAACAAAACAGTGGGTAGCAATACATCGCAAGCACCATCGTAGCACAGATGTTGCAGGTGATCCGCACAGCCCACATGTGTACGGTTTTTGGCGTGTGTTATTTAAAGGAGCAGCATTATATCATGCAGCATCAAAAGACAAAGTCATGGTTGATTCATACGGTGTTGGTACTCCTGCTGATTGGATGGAGCAACATGTATACACTCGTCACAGTAGACTTGGCATTGGCATTCTCTTTTTGTTCAACCTAGCAGTATTTGGATGGACAGGCATGGTGATCTGGTTGGTACAGATGGCTTGGATTCCGTTCTGGGCAGCAGGTGTTGTCAACGGGCTAGGACACTGGTGGGGATATCGCAACGGTGACACCAAGGACCACAGCCGAAATATCAGCCCATGGGGCATCATTATTGGCGGTGAAGAATTACACAACAATCATCACCTAAATCCAGCAAGTCCCAAACTCAGTCGAGAGCTATGGGAATTTGATATTGGATGGATGTACGTAAAACTACTTGAGCCACTCAAGCTAGTAGCCATCAAGGAGTGATGTAGCTGTCGCTACATCTGCTTCGTCACTTCGTTCGAAGCATTATTGAATCGTTGAACGAAGTTAATTCATCTAGATTGTAGAGCGACAATGACACCCACTATAGATGCCATTGAGATTTTCATCTGAGTTGCTTTCGCTCCTTGACCGCAGGTGTTTGGGATTGCATGTCTCTGGGCTCTGTACCTTACCCTACCTACTACGATTTTTAAGCCAACCTCGGTGTCAGTTGTTGGCATGGACATATTGCATCTAAGTCAGCTTGCGCTGCACTCAACCTGTATACAACAACTCAAACGTAAGACCCATGGGGCAACATTTTAAGGCATCCGCACTGAGGCGGGTAGTGAGTTAGAGGTCTCTTGCGGAAAAGAGAATTGGGCATCGGCACACCGTTCAGATGCTTACCCAGCAGAATATCAACCGGCCTGCCAACCTTGTGTCACGCTGATTTTTGTTTTATGCTACAATCATTCGTACAAGACCCACTGAGTCAATTGTTACTAGTAGAATATAGTTGGCAATCATGCCAAAGCTTTTACGAGTATATGCAGCCCAAGCATAGAGACTGCAACCGAGGATCCAAACAGGATAAAGGTATATGAGAGGCGGCGTAGGAACGGTAAGGGCCATTGTGACGCTACAACCAATACTGATAGCCCAAGCAAGTAGCTCGATAACAAAGCGCACACGATTGCTACGAAAATCATCTTTGATCCAGACTAGTGTGTTTATAAAAATGTCATGCATTGAGTTGAGTGTAAAGTTGCTCGCTGGCAATATTCTTGCCTTTGGCTTCGCATTGGATGTCAAACTGTGGAGAAAATCCCAAGACCCAGTCGTTGCAGGCAGTGTTCCACATCATATCGCTGTGAGCCCGGAGCTTTTGCTTTTTAAAACCTGCATCAAGAAGGGCAGCAAGGTCTGGACGAACTCCTCCATCATGCCCAACCAGAATATCTTCACGGCTAACTGAATAGTGAAGAGCAGGACGAACGCCACGCCAAGAGTCAACAACCCTTGCAACGCGAGCATCATCAGGCTTGATATATTCCCCCGAGTTGATCCAATGATGGTGTACATCCAGTACGAGAGCCACATGCTCAGCCACAAGTAAAGTAGAATCGATCCCATTTGTCATCTCGTCATTTTCGATGGTAATTAAGTTCCTGGCCTCGGGAGTGAGGCGACCCAGAGTTCGCAGGAATTTTGTGACACCACCTTTGCCACTTAAATGTACATTTATCTTGAATCCGTGATCATGCCAATTTTTACCATAGCCCATCCAACGAGCCATGTCTGCATGATACTCAAATTCTAAAATACTACGTTCAACAATTTCATCGCTTTCGCTGGCCAGCACACAAAATTGTCCAGGATGAAAGCTAAGACGCACACCAAGCCTGCGGGCAGTTTCGCCCACCGGAGCAAAGATTTTTGCACAGTGATCTTGCACATCAGCCTGCTGCCAGAACGGAATCCAGTCTTCGTGTGTGTAGCCTTGCAGCATTTCGCTGCCCAGTCGCACCATGCGTCGACCTTCGGGCAAGGTAGACACACGCTCAATCATGAGTACTGCTGCACGAGCATTGTGATTCATGATATCCCATTGTCGCTGTTCAGCTTCGCTCTTGTGCTCACGGAGCCAGCGCATGGTAGTTGAACGCCCGTTAAGGTCTCGATCTTTTGCATTGACTTTCATGCCGCCGCATTCAGACGGATCATTAAGCCACTTGCAACAAAAGCCAATTTTAGGTGTATTCATACTTGTATTATACAGCAAATGCAAATAATGGTCAATTGCGCTCAAGATCTAATGTAACACAGTGAAATCCACCACCTAGCGTACGAGAATGCCTTAGCTCGTGTGGAATAACTGTCATGCCAAGTTGGTTTCTGAGAGTCTGGATCAATTCGGTTTGTTTGGCGTCAACAATTACTGTTTTGGGATCAATGCTTAACATGTTTAGAGCAATCCATTTTGATGCATAGGGATATTCGTAAAACCCTTGCGGTACCACTTGATTCACATACAGTATTGTTTTATCTTGTAACATTTTGGGCAAAGTGGTGTTGTTGACTCTAGCGCCGTTGACTACAAAAGTGTTTTCGTTCAAGGCCACAATGGTACTGTCAATATGCACGCCAGCATAAAAATTACACAATTCAATCTCTACTTTGGGTAACTGCTCGCACAACCATTCGTAGGCCGCACGATTACCACTAGCAGATTCCAAGAATAACCATTTGTTTCGCGCTACTCGCAACACATTGGCAGCATCCAACACCATGCCTGCATTGCGTGGCATGCGAATAATACAATCTGCTTGCTCCAGTATATCAACGTAGCACTGATACTCCATGTCTCTGCAAGGATACATCATGGCAGGATCAATGATCGTACCGCCATGCACAATAAATCTATCACGAGGACAGTAGTTGTACATGCCATCGTGAGTTTGAAAGTTGAACGTAGCTGGTCGCACAACTTCAACACCGTGTTGTGTTAGAATATTACACAAGCCCTGCAAATCCTCATTGGCTTCATCAATAATGTACTGCGGAACAGGCCCACTTGGTAGCGGAGTCTCTTTCCAAAGTGTGTGGTCAGCTTCAGCTCTGAATACAGGATCATACACAGGCCAGTTAGCATAAGTGGCATCACCTACGACAATTTTCTTCAACGTACTGTATTCGTTATAGCTAGATATCATTGATGGCCTGTGATTTGCAAGGTATAACGATCTTCAAGTCCAAGATTTGCTGCCATATGTGGTATATCGTATGTCCATTCTATTACATCGCCGGCTGACCAATTCACATAAGGAATCCCGGCTACTTCAAGGTAATGGCCTGACTTCCAATCTTCGAGTAATAACAGAGCACGTTTAATAGTGTGTTCTCGACCCTTGAGACTAAACAATTCAATGTAACGCTTGTAAAGATCACTATGCACAGGCATCACTGTACCGGTTCTCATACGATAAAAAGCAAGGCCAATATTTTTCCAGCCCAACTCGGTGTAGATTTGAATTATTTGCTTGGACCAGTCTGGCAGGTCGTGACGCATGTCGCAGAGATCACCGATAATCTTGTTTTGATATCCTTGCGCTATCCAAACGGACACGGTCTCGGGATCATTAAAGGGTTCAGAAATATAGTTCAAGCTCTTGAACTCGTCGTCCCAGAATTTAGGAATATGATACTTAAACGGTCCTGGTATTGCCATAATGAATTACCTTGATATTTGGAGTTGAAATTAACTTGCGCCATGGATCAACAATAACACTGCCGGGCGGAATAGCACAATATGCTTCAGTATCAGCTTGCTGGCCGGTATACTCATATGTGATTTTGCGATTGTGTGCCCAGAGAAAAACTACAGGTTCATGTACTTGACCAATCACATGCTCGGGATTGTCAGCTAAAGGATCAACATAATATATATCATGCCCGGCTTGTTCAATATAGTAGCCTACCAAGACGCTGTAACTGCCAATACAATACTCAACATCGGGTTTGTAGGCTTTGCCGTGGATTACAATTTTCATGTTGTGTTGTTTGGCCTGGTCAACCAAGAACAACGCCAAATTCTGAGCCTGTATCTCTCGAGCATGCATGATAGTATCAAACATGTCGTAACCAATGTCATATTCTTGTGCCAGCCATCGCAGTGCAATATTGTCACGTGGATGACAAGCACCTGCATCGCCCATGCCAGCAGTCATGTACTTGGGACCTTGCAGTCGCATTGTGCTGCGGGCCAAGGCATTGGTAACAACATCAACGTTGATATTACCAATTTTCATGGCAAAGTCTTGAATCATGTTCACAATACCAATCTTGGCTGAAATGTACGTGTTATAAAAAATCTTGATAGCTTCGCACTCGTCCCAGGTGCCAATCTCATAACGTGGATTGTTTACCATCATAGTTCGATATAGATCAATTAGTTCTCCAGCTACTCCCGACATAGCGCCATCTTGAGTACCGATCATGATCATCTCAGGATTCACCATGTCCCACTTAACTGAGCCCATGGCAATCAAATAAGGATTATACAAGAACTGATGTTGTTTGTTTAGCAAAGGCACAAACTTGTTTCGAGTTGTGCCGGGCAATACTGTGCTGATTAACACAACTTTTTTGGGCTCAATTGCATAACGATTGATGTTGTTGATTGCATCAATGACTGCATCATGCCCAAAATCTCGTGGTTCCATGTGGCTGCTAGGAACCGACCCATCATATCCTTCAACATGCGGAGTTGGAACCGCAATAAATATCCACTCGCTTTGACTGACCAGTTCATCAATCGTACACACGTTTACTGATTTGCTGGTTCGAGGATAAATGTCGTAGCCACGCACTTCGTGCTGTTCTGCCATTACTTCGGCGCAGTCTAGTCCTAGCTTGCCAATACCAATGAATCCAATTTTTTTCATATCTAATTATACTATTTTATGCAGTAAAAAGCAACCATATGTGTGACAACTTATTGATGTTTGATTACTGATCCATCCCAAGATTCAGAGGGTGGGTTTATTTTGTATTCTATTACTCGTTGCAGCAAATCGCTATAAAAAGAATCAAGTTCACGATTCCATCTACCCATAAGAGATTCAATTGCATGCTCGCAGTAGTCCCAGTGTTGTTGTTTATAAAATCTCACTAGATCTTCGTGAATCTTTCGATAATTTTCTAATGTAGCAAATTCTCCAAGTGGGATTTTTTCAACCAAACAGTATGCTGTGATAGTTTGGCCCGAATCAGGCACTTGAAAAGTATCAAGTTCTAGTACAGTGTGTCCGTTAGGAATTTCGTTTCGGGCTTCGCCAAATATTACGTTCATATGTTTTCCTTTTAAATATGTATCATGCAGTTTGCTTTTGATTTAATTTCTGACCTTCACATTGAAACTTGGGACCAGTTTAACTGGGAAGGCCAAGCTACAAGTCCGGTATGCATTATTGCTGGAGACATTACTCAAGACCGTCGCACTCTAATAGATACGTTGCGCCACCTCGGACAATGCTACCAAGCTGTATTTTATATAGATGGAAACGACGAGCATGCCGGCTATGCGGGCAGCTTAACCAATAGCTATCAACTGTTAGCGGCCCAAATTCAACGTATTCCTAACGTAGTGTATCTCCAAGATAATGTGGTAGTTATTGATGGTGTAGCAGTAGTGGGCACAAACGGTTGGTGGGGGTTTGATTTTGATTATGGGCTTGATTCTGATGGTGCTCGTGAGTGGTACAAGGAAAAACACAATTTAGATGATGCTAGGCTTGATGCAATTAAACGCATGGCAATAACTGATTCTACATATTTGACCAGCAGTATTCGCAGACTGCAAACACATCAAGACGTCAAAAAAATTGTGGTCGTAACTCATACTGTTCCTGATCCTTTGTTAATTCAACATGATATTAGCCTAGAAGGTAGACTGCAATTTAACACCATGGGCAATCGTTACATGATGCAAGCTATGGCAGCAGACACTGAGAACAAAATTCATACCTGGTGCTTTGGTCATTATCACGGTGCAGTAGATCAACTCAGGTCAGGTATACGATTTGTAAACAACTGCCGCGGAAGAGGAGATACGCCTTACGGACAACAAGTGTATTATCCGCGTCGTATCTTGGTTGATTTTTAAAGATTGTGATCAGCTTCTAGCTTGATCTGCAAAGGATAACTTTGAGCACGGGCCATGTGTGTAACTTCAATACCCTTTTGTTCAGCAAGCTCATAAGGCAACACAGCAACCACTGCTGATCCTTCTTCGTGAATATCAACCGTGATTTGATGTGCAGTGTCTGCATTGTAATCAAAGAATTCCATTAGACTTTCAACCACAAACTCCATTGTGGTTTGATTGTCGTTGAGATATATTACTTTGAACAACGAAGGTTCCTTGAGACTCTCGAGAGTACGAGTTCGATGTTTAACTTCAGCGTTGGACATGGTTTTCCTTGATATTAGTGGCAGCGATTTTGCTGCCACTGTATTTACACTATTATATTACAACTTGTGAGTGATAGCAATAGTCTTTGGTTTAGCACTTTCAGGAACTTCGCGCTTTAGGTACACGCTTAGAATACCAAGTTCGAGATAGGCATTACTGATTTCCACATGGTCTGCAAGTTGGAACTCTCTACGGAAAGTTCTTTCACTGATACCTTTGTGTAGATAGGTATGACTTGAAAATTCTTCGTCTGCTAACTTTCCTACACTGTTGGTTCCTTCAATAACCAAGAAGTTTTTGTCCTTGGTAACTACCAAGTTTTCCAGAGCAAACCCAGCCACGGCCACACTGATTATGTACTCATCTTCATTGATTTGTACAATGTTGTAGGGTGGGTAATTTGTACTGGATTGTTGAGCATTCACACGCATGAGTTCATCAAACATGTTATCGAAACCGATACCAAATCTAGTGAGTGCGGGAATGTCGAGGGAACGAAGGGTTAAAGTTTTTGTCATGTTATTCTCCTATTAAGCAAGTATGACGTTTAATGTAGCCCGACCATCGGCGCTACATTGTTATTTATTATACACGAAGTTTGAATTATATTTTGTTATTTAGGTCAACCACTAACTTAAAATTTGTCCAACTTGGATATTTTGAATGAGGAATCCAAGTCAACGCAAACAAGCTGTAGGATTCGTCAGAATCAAACGTGATACGTTTTTTGTGTTTTACCAGCTTGGTATTATAAGGAATTTGATAACGGTTGCTCCAGTCATGCAGAGCCTGATTGATTATGTGATTTGCATGCGCTGCATGCGCTGCAGAATGACCGCCGGCCCCACCAGGCAAGCTGAACTCAATATACATTACTCGTTGACTTGTTTTAACTCAGCCGGGGTTTGCACCATACTTTCGTCGATCTCCACTCGAGTAATGCCGTTACGTGCATATTCTGCCACGCGGTACATATGTGGCAGCAACACACGTTCAAGTTCGCTGTGCAAGCCACGAGCACCTGTTTTGTTCTTCATGGTGTTGTCAGCAATAACTTCTAGTGCGGCACGAGTAAACTCCAGTTCGATATTGTCCTGACGGAACAGCCACTGATACTGATTGATGTAGCTGTGTTTAATGTTGATCAAGATCTCAATCAAGTCTTCACGCGACAATTCTTCCAGTGCAACCCAGCTGGGGAATCGGCCCACAAACTCAGGGATCATACCAAACTTGATGATATCTTCAGGATTGACCAAGTCCAAACTGGGTTTTTCGTCTACACCACGTACTGTACCACTAAATCCAATCTGGGTGCCCTTAACACGACTCTTGACCAAGCTGTCCAAGCCCACAAACGCACCGCCTGCAATAAACAAGATGTTGGTGGTATCAACCTCCACAGTCTCGCCACCTGGATGTTTGCGTCCACCTTGTGGAACAATACGACACTTGGTGCCTTCTACTAGCTTGAGCAAGGCCTGTTGCACACCTTCACCAGACACATCGCGTGTAATGCTTGCACTTTCGCCTCGACGACTGATCTTGTCAACCTCATCCAAGAAGATAATGCCCCGCTGGGTTTTAGCTACATCATAATCAGCAGCAGCATACAGCCTTGAGACCAAGCTTTCCACGTCATCGCCCACATAGCCTGCTTCAGTTAAGCTAGTGGCATCTGCAATCACAAACGGTACATCCAAGTAACGTGCAACACTTCGTGCTAGCAAGGTCTTGCCCGAGCCTGTGGGCCCAAGCATGAGAATGTTGACTTTTTCAATTTCAGTTGTGGGATCAGGATTGTTGATACGCTTGTAGTGATTAGCAATAGCCACTGCCAGTACTTTTTTGGCAGAATCTTGTCCAATAACATACTGGTCCAGGTGTGCTTTAATCATTACAGGATCTAGTGTTGCTGTAGTAACAGCAGGTACAATAGGGAGGTCTTCTTTGAGTAACCCGCCGCACAAGTCAACACATTCATTGCATATAGCAACTTCGAGGCCCACAATCAGTTTGGCCACAGAGTCTTTGTGTTTGCCACAAAAACTGCAAGTATCAATGGTGTCATTATGTTTCATGTTGCTTTCTTTTGTAGGCGTTGTGTAATTTGTTCTTGCTCGTTGCTGCTCAACAAGTCAACATCGTATTCACCCGAATCAATCTTGGCAATCAAGTGATCTAGGTAAGCTTCATTGTAAGTATAGTTATCTGTTTGAGTTTTGTCAACAGAAATCCACTTGCTGCCATTGTATTTAAACACCCGGTTGGGCAAACTGTCTATTCTCACAAAGCTATCGCCCTTGGCAGGCGAAGCAGGAAAGTCGTTGCCAAAGCCTGTATTGGTTTCAGGAGGCAACTCGGCTCGAATCAAACGCATCCACGGTAGTTCGGTTATTTCTCCTCGGGACAGTTTAGCTCGTTGATTCTTTAGCGTTTCGCTTGGATTCTCCAGCTTCCACTGTATCGTGGCCGCTTTGACACTGGGATGTTCGTCATCCATTTCTTCATCTTCGGTGCAGTGTTCTTGCGGAACCTCAACAATAGCTTCAACTTGAGGTTCAGATTTATATACACGTGGTACAAGATTCTTGAAGTGAGCAAAGCCGTGGTTCAGATATGGGTGTTGTTCCATTATGCTTTTTTCTGGCAACGATTGTGCTGCCTTGAGCACTACGACCGGTTTAGGTTCTATCACAGGCTCGGGTATCTTTAGTAGATCAAACAATCGTTGTTTTTCCCACTTTAGACTTTCAGTAGCAGCCAACAGCATCATGATTGCCAGTGGATCAAAAACAATCACCAATAATATAATTACCCAACGTACCGCAGCCTCAAGCGCATTGGTATCGGTATTCTCACCGTATACCAGGGCAGCTATGTATTTTATTGGGCCAACTTCCGCTTCCACCTTACGGACTTCGGCCGCGATTGGTGCCCGTTCTTCAGATAGTTTACCAATTGTTTTCTGCTCGGTGGCGATTTCTGAAACAAGACGTGCCCGTTCTTTACTTTGGCTCCGTCTAATAGACACTGCTTTATCGGCGCCCGTTTCCGAAGTACTTCGCCCCATGACTTGATCCACAGCCTCATCCATCTGTTTAAGTACTTTCCGGTTCGCATCTATATTGTCCTTGCTTGTTTTAATTTTTTCATCATACACTGCAATCCGAGCTTGCACATCGCCGCCTATCAAACTTTGATCTGAGTGCGCTTTTGACAAGAAACCAAAGATACCCATGCTGGTAATCAGCATCAGCGCCGCCACAGCAGGCACTAGATACATTTTCATCAGCAAACGGCACTGCCGCCAATATTCGTGCAGCCATAGCGTGACTACGACTTTGCCCAGTTCTAGAATAGACCCCATTACAATAATAGGAATCACTGCCGCGGCAAAGATAGCAGTAAGACCTGCAATTGAGTAGTAGGCGGCAATAACTGACAGGCTCAGTGCAACTGCCAGAGTAATATAACTAAGAAACATAGATTATTTAGTGACCAAGACTCGGGCTATCACACTATGCTTAACGGATATCCATGTAGCAAATGCAGGGTCCGGAACATCAAACCAGATTGCAGTGGGCTTTTGAGTCCAGCGATTTAGGTCCAGGCGGCGTTTTGCCCTAGGTTGTCCGCGCCAATTGTGTGCGCCATACAATGCATTAGCTTCGCGAATGATCTTGTACCATTCGTCTGTGGTAGCCAATTCAACTATTACACGATGTAGGTGCATGTTGGGAGCCGTTTCTTTAAGTGAGATAAGGGAATTTGACATAATAGTTAGAGATCAAAATTTTAACATACCAAAATAGGTACTTTCACTGCTGAGTTCCTCTGGGCTTACTCCCGGGTACCAGTCGGTTTTGACTTGCGTCAGGGGCAGTGTCACATCTTGTGGCTATTACGCGGACAGCCACGGGTGTTAACCCACCGCAACCACGATATACTCTCAACATGCCATGCTAGTGTAGCACGTTGAGAGCCTAGAAGTCAAGATCAGTATTTGCCTTTTTCAGGAATCACATGCCGAACGCCACCACGTGGGTCCTCCATGTCTCCTGTACGGCGAGGAATCAAATGCACATGCGGGTACATCACAGTTTGGCCTGCTGCTGTGCCCATGTTGAGGCCAACGTTGAACCCGTCCCATCGTTTGGTCAACACCAAGTATTGCCCTTGCATTAGAGCAAAACCCATGGCAGTTACAATACCTTGGTCGTTGTTGACCCTGGGCACAAACAATAAGTGCCCTGATGTTACCGGATATCGATCACGAAACACCGCCACATGATCGTTGCAAAGGTCTTGTTCGTATTGATCCCAAGGTGCAATACCATCTGCTTGTGCCTGTTCAAGATCAGTCATCGCGGTCCATCTCAGCAGCTTCTTTTACCAAAGCAACCAATTGGTCAACGGAACTGCACATGATTTTGGCACTCTTGTATTCTTCGTTCTTGGCACGACCAGAAATTTCAAACATGAAACCGTTGTCGTACATGTTGACTGTGTAGCTTTCGTTGACTTTGACCAGTTTGTCGCTGAGTTTAGACACTGTATTTTTACTTGACATTTTCATTTCCTTTTGTTAATTCGCATACCAATTGAAACTGTTCATAGGCTTGACGAACAGCATCATGTTGCATGAGTTTGAGTGCTTCTGCCTGCATGGCCGTTACTGCGGCCTCAGCAATATCTCGAGTGCTAGCACCATGCAAAGTACACAATTCATCACCAAACTCCTTGGCCAATTTTTTCCAAGCTCTTTGTTGTGCAGGAGTGATAGGAGTACGTGCCGGACGCATTTCACTGGCCTTGTTTATAGCCTTGCATACAGCATCTTCAGCCACTCGGCCTGCCGCAATCATGGCCGCATAGTTGGGATCGATATTGAACCTACGACTAGTTCCACCAGGATAGCTCATCACAAGATGATTGCCTTTGGAGAAACTGTCCATGAAGTCGTTATCGTACTCTGCCACCGGCACATACCTGCGGCCAACCTTTTCGTAGTAGATTTTCTTCATCGATACTCTCGATCTAGTTTAATATTAGTTAATCCAGCAACCATTTGAAATTGTTCCCAAGCAGCTTTCACCGCAGGGCGAGTTTCGAGATCTTCGTCCACTAGCACAGTTTCCAGCCAGAACTCTGGCCGACGACTAGGATGTGCGCCAAACTTGCGAGGTTGATGAAGTTTACCATCTTCCCACAACATTATGCTGACACTGCGGAACTTGTCTTCATCTTCCTTGTTGTTGAAATCATAATGACCCCACTCAGCACGACTCATACCTCCTCCGTGGCAGTAACCCTGCCAGATACCTGCCCATTGTTCATCATCCCGCGGATCAAAATCTGTTCGAGCAATTACAATCAAGACATCTTCAATATCTACACGGCCTTCCACAATGTCAAGAATGCATCGGCTATAGCTAAGTCCAATTTTCATTTAACCTCCAAAATATTTAATAACCTCATCCAGGGTCTGCACCATGCGGGTGTTGCTTACAACATCTTCGGGATGCAAGTATCCACCTTTTTTAAATTCAGCCAGTTCTTTCTTGAGATACTTGCGCTGTTCTTTCAGCGTGATCACAGTAATACGATCAGCGGCTTCGCCGTCCAAGGTAATAGGTCCAATTCTTTTGCTCATAATTTTTCTCCTGCTTCGAATCCACGGAATCGTTTGTGACGGGGGAATCTCAGCGAGTATGATCCGTCTTGGTTTTGCGTAACTGCGTCAGCTTGGACTTCACCGATGACACCAAGTAACCGATCCCGTGCGTCCCAAAACTCATTGCGATCGCTATCACTATAGCCAGTACCAACATTAACTCGAATGTTTCGATCATTGTCAACTCCTTCGTAAATTATAGCACCAAGTCGCCCTGCATTGCGACCTGTTCCTTCTTCAAACCCCACAATAGTCAAGTCTACTGTGATAGTGGGTTTCCATTTCATCCAGGCGTCTGTGCGCTTGCAACGATACGGCGCATCTAAATCCTTGATCATGATGCCTTCGTAGCCTTGCTCGACTGACGCTTCGGCAAATCGGCGCATGATATCATGTCCTTCTGCAGTGTCTAAGTCCACATTCATGCCCGGCATCACACGCAAACAATCGGTTGCATCCAGGGCGGTACGAGCTTGTTCTACCCATTCCAAGCGCTTGTCTTGTGCGACTTTCCACTCGCCATCCTGGAAAGCATCCAGGGGAATGATGTCAAAAATGTGATACACCATGCCATCAGTCTTGGCATCGCTTTTGCGGTGTGCTTGCTTCATGAGCTTTTGAAAGCTTTCGCCTACAATCTCACCGTCTAACACAAAACGGCCGCCTGTGCCTCGACCATATTGGAATGCTCGTACATTGGCTGCAACTGCTTCTGCCACTTGCGGAAAGTTAGCAAACTCTTTGCCGTTGCGACTGAACAATGCCACGGCATGTCCGTTAACCACTGCTAACACACGCACACCGTCCAGCTTGACTTCAAGACGCTTGGTGCCCTTGAGTTTTTGCTGTTGGTCCGAACTGTCTTGTGCCAGCTGGCAAGTGAACACAGGGATTTTCCACTCTGTTTTGCCCACAACTTTGTTGATGGTCTTTTCCGAGATGCCGCAGCGCAGGTCCTTGATCAGCACACAGCGAGCCAACAAGTTCCATTCGTCACTGTCAAACTGTTCGGCGCATTCTTGGATAGCATCTCTAGCACGGTGCCCGGAGATACCACGGGTGCGAAGGTCTTCTAACAAGGCCCAAAAGCGCGGCCAAGGATTGGGCATATTGGTCAAGCCCGAAGTTTCTGACACTTGCTTGACATTGAATGTGTAGAAAGGATTGTAGGCTTGGTAGCAGTTGAACAAGAAACACTGTGCATCACTACTGCCCAACTTTGCAGCCATCAAGGCTTTTTCAATTACTTTTTCTTTGTGTAGTCGGCTGTCGGAACTAGCAAGGTCTTTGATCCATCCTGCTGCCATTATATTACCAAACTTGTCGTTACTGAAGTCAATTTCATTAATCATATTTAATGGTTTACCATGAGGAATTATAAAATACTTTTAAACCCAAGAACAACTCTGCACGAGCTTCTTTGATAAAAGCAAGATCCCGTGATTGATAATGTTCATCAGAGTCATTGCCAAAAAAGAATCCACCCGTTTTGGGTAGTTGTCCGTGTGTGACTGCTTGCTCAAGAGCATCAATATCTGCCCATGTTAACTCAAGTTCGTCACCGTTGAAGTCACCCGAGTTGCCTTGGCTTTCCCACAGTCTCTGCATCCATCCATGTAGATTAGGATGCTTGCGCCAATAAGCGATTTCGCGGGGCTTGGCAACGGGACTAACAAAGTTCTTGGACGTTTCGTCCCAATCACCTTTGTCATGGTAATCATCACGCTGGCCTTTGATGCCAACATATGCGTACATGTCTAATCCCATTATGCAACCTCCAACATGTTAGCTGGAACACGCCACAGACCACTTTGTGTCCGAACTGTGATGTACTTGATAGCAATCTTGTCCACTGTGCCCGACAGGGTCTGACCAGTCTTGCTAGATGTAAATCGTACCGTACAGCCCAGGCGCATGGCTCGTTTGTTTTGTTGAGTTAACTGGCTCCGTGCAAACTTCACAGCATCAATAATGCTGGAGAGCTGTTCGTTTGTAAAGTTGCCTGCAATGATTGCACTATTGACGTCTTTGATCGATACCATTTCTTGCTCCTGTTTTGCTTTGCTATGCGTATATTATAGCATTTTGGTGAATTTAGGCCAAGCAGAATTTTGTAGTACTTGTGTATTACATGGACCAGTAAGTTTCGCTGGCAGGGTTGCACGACCAAGGAGTATCCCGATCAATTTGCACATCCGCACCAGTCATCAAGTTCTTGACAGTCTTCATTGTGGGGTGAAACTCAATGCGGAAACCTTTGCTCACGGGCCACAGTTCGTATTGCAGTTCACGAACTTCGCGCTTCATTTCGGCTGCATCACGGTTGCGCCAAACTGTGGTGCTGACTAGACGTTCACCTGATTTGGTGCGACGATCTGTTTTGTAGATGTAAACTGTGTGATCTGGCTTGTTCATTTTGACTCCTGTTTTGCTTTGCTATGTGTATATTATAGCAGTTTGGGCAATTTAGGCCAACCAGAATTTTTGTAATACTTGAGTATTACTTTTGTGGATCTTTGAGTGCATGCCAGATTTCAGGGTCTGTGCCCAAATAGATGCGGTAGGCCACACGGTTGCGCCAGCGTGTCACAGTGTTTACTTGACGTTCAATCCAGGTAAAAAAGCTGTCACGGAACCAAAACGGATTGAGCACGGCTAGGATCAAGCCAACCAAGACCGGGATCAAAAGCACCAAATAGCTCATGCTCAGACTGAATGCTTGAGCACGCCAAAAGTTGCCGCCTGTGCGGGTCATTGTTACAGTTTTAGGTAAGGCCATGTGTGTTCCTTTATAATGCTACTATTATAGCATCAAAGAAATTAATGGTCAAGTACTACTTGTGTTTTAAGGTTGTATCACAGCTCTGGCTTCGGCCACTGTGTAGTTGCTGTCCAGCAAGGTGGCTTGCGGATCGCTTGTGGGTGTGTCGGGGACCACATCATAACGATTGATTCGGGTGGCATCCAGTTGAGTCTGATTACGGCCTTCACGCATGGCGCCGATCAGGGCTTGGCCGGTGGCGGATGCCATGTCAGTTACTCCTTCAAGTACTTGGGCAGCACCGCCTTCAGAAGTGTCATTGCCGGCGCTAGGCAGAGTCGATGCAAGATTCAATGCAGACATTGTGTCATTTGCAGTAAGTGTTGTGTAGTTTAATTGTGCTTTGCTTTGATTGCTTTTTTCAGTAACAGCTTTTTGTGCCATGCCAGTGAATGCACTGTTTACTGTGGTAGTGTCTGATCCCATGGTAACTACTACGTTACCAATCTCAGTTGACGCTAGAGATAATAACACTAACATGGCAGTTTCGCCATCGGCATATGCTCCTGCTCCAGGAGAGCCGCCAGGAATAGTTACAGGTCCTGCCACTGGATCACCGTACGTACCATTCACAATGTTTTTCATTACGGTGTATATTGACGCAAGATAAGTCAAAGTACCGTCTGCGGTTCTTGCCGCAAGGATAGTGGTCACTGTGCTGAATTGATCGTTAGCGCCTGATGCGGTACCCAAGAAATCAGTCATTACAAACGTACCGTCGGGACCACTTCCGCCAGCAAATGTACTAAGATAAAAGTTCTTGACGCTATCAGAAATTGGCTGAGTAGCATCACCGACCAAGGGCAGATTTTTTAATGTTTGTAAGGTCATCGTAGTATGGCTGCTAGTTCTGGCAACGACACGTTGGTGATGCCGTTGATCTGTTGTAACTGATATTGCACAGCTTTGCTGGCCACGGCCTGTTGAGGTGGGACTATTTTACCTAGCTCATCACAACCAGTAGGAGTAGTTGCATTGAGTACTAGCGCTAGCGCAGGATTTACAGCACCATTGTCCAAGTAAATTAACTGATCCATCATGACCAAACTAGGCCATGATGTTGGGAAAATCTTCTTGGGGTCTAGCAAATCAGCCATGTTATCAATGTTTGGAGTGGTAACGTCCAGCACTGCTAGCACTTCATCTAAACAGGTCCCATCGACATATGTCATTGCAGCATATGCTCGCGCTTGAAGTTTGTTGAATTGTGTGTCAGTAAGTCCGTTGGGATTGAACAAACTTTGCTTATTGTTATCAACCATGTTGTTGACATCGGTAGTACTTAGACCCATCATGGTCATGTAGCTTTGTACGCATGGTAGTACACCCTTGCCCACATTTACCAACTGTCGCAGTAGTGCAGCTGGCTCGCCAAACTGTTCAATCTCTGCCAAGCTGATAGCGTTGCCGAGATCAGTCAAGTCGCTACCAAACGGTGGAAATGCTAAATTGATCTTGGATACATCAGCGGTGATCAAGGCAGTTGGCGTAGTAAATGTGGGGCCAAGATAGTCATTGGCTTGCACGGCACTACGAATATACAAGTTGGCAGTAGCTGCATAACCTTGGGTAATACCAAACGCCTGTGAAAACTTTCCAACGTCGCCGCTACCTAACTGAGTAGTTCCAATTGATACCAGACCAGTTGAAAATGCAGTATTACCGGTTGTGGGCCATGGTGAAACATTGGAAAATGCAGTAGGTATACTGTCCCCCAGTGACGGACAATTAGAAGCACCAAGGCTTCGCATACTTTGAATAGTACCGCTGCTGATGTTGGCTGCAGGCGCTAGGCTGATTGCAGTTAACAAACTAGCAATCAACGGAACTGCTTCGTATGCAGCTACGTTGGCACTAAACGCACTATTGAGTGTTATGCCTTGATTTTGTACAAAACCTGCGCCAGCAGTGAGTTGTAACGGGGATAGATCTCCAGAAGCCATTATAGTACTCGGGTATCGGGGCTACCGCCCACTCTTGCGTGGCCACATGTGTCTTTGCAACCAGTATATACCAATGGTATACCTTGTATACGAACAATATTAGTGCCGCCGGCTGTTTTTGCATTACAATGTTTCTCGCAGCCTTGTTTTCCGCAACAGGGATGCGGGGTCACTGACTTTGCGTTTACCATGATAGGACGACCATTTACTCGTACAGAGGTAACACCTTGCGTGGCTATTCCACCTGCTGCGTTAGCGTCACCTTGTCTCTGTACGTTGGGCATTTTATCCTAGGATTAATTTTTTATCAGGCACTCGAATACCAGTAGTGGCTTCGATGTACTTCATCTTGACACTGTCATCAGTCAATGCATATATTGAGATGCTGTTGATATTTAGTCGCACTGTTTCGTCAGCATCTGCGGTAAACATGCTGGGCACAAGACCAAGACCTTGTGGTCCAGGTGCTACACTAACAGGTGTGTCAATTTCAATGTGACCATACATTGGTGCAGTTTTGACTTTGGCAATAAGTTCCTCACCCGAGTTCAATTTGAATGTGTAGACCTTACCGGTCTCGACAATGATAGTATCCATTATGTTAGTTTCTTTCTAAGTTCTGTAAATCCGCCCACGTATTCCCCATCCAAGAAGATTTGTGGTAATGTGCGAGCCGTTGGTACAGCTTCAAATAGTTGTTCTCGAGTCCAGTCCTTGGACACATTTCGTTCTTCGTATTCAATGCCACGGCTTTCTAGCACGGCTTTGGCTTGAACACAGAATGGACATTGATCTTTCGACCATATAATTGCTTTCATATTATTTTCCTTGCTGTGGTATGTTGTATGTTTTGGCAAAGATATCAATTTTAACAACACCATAGTCTCCGGGCCCATGTTTGACAATATAGTCTTTGCCTTTGCTGTATTCTAAGTTACCCCAACTAGCTCGAACAACACCGTCATGATCGGCAAGCTTTGCAGTCTTCATGATCTTTTTAGGTGTAGCTGTACCATCACCGTTGTCGTCATAATAAGCAGCAAACTTGATAGGACTCACAGGATACCGCTCGCCTTTGGGGCCAGTAATAATCTTGTGGCCCACTGTGTAGTCCACAGGACCTTCAAGTGTTTGTACAGTACCATTATCAGTTGCAGTCTCGTAACTGATTGGTGTGGGGTGTTTGAAGGTGGAAAATCCACCTTGGTTAAACCATTCATCATTGATCATAAGTTTGGTAATTCGTCGTAGTCCAGGGCATCGCTCATCACCCCAATTACATAATTCGTTGACTCTGTTTCCTGTAAGGCCGACTGTTTCTTGCTGGTATCCACATGCTTGTTGAACCAAGGAATTGGTGTACTACGTGGTACAGGCTCAAGATACTTGATCCCAATCTCTTTTAGAGAGCCAGCAGCAGTATAATCTACAAAGTCAATCAAGATGTTGGCATTCAAACCAATCACCGGGCCGTGCTTGAACAGATACTTAGCCCAATCCTTTTCTTCACGAATAACTTCCAAGTACATACGATACACTTCGGCTTCGCAGCGAGCTTTAGCAGTAGCAAAGCGCGGATCTTCTTTGACCACTTGATTGATGATCCAGGCAGTCCAGTCCTTGTGGCCAATTTCGTCTTGCAGGATTAGTTGGATAATGTTGCCATTGCCGATAAAGATACGATTCTCTACCATGGCCAAACTTGTGGCAAAACTAACCATGAAGCGGAATGCCTCTAATGCGTAACTGGCATTAAGTGCTAACCAAATTGCATCAATATGCTCATCTTCGGTGACCACTTCGCCAACTTCCTTGCGGCAGTTGATCACATGCAACTTGTCATAGTAGTTGCCTACTGAGCTGGCCATGTCAACAATCTCTTGTGTGTCATGGATGGTATTAAACACATCCTTGGGCACGTTGTAGATGTTGCGAATGATGTGACTGTAGCTGCGACTATGAATGTTGGTTTCAAAGAAACTCCAGTTGTACATCAAGGCTTCTAGTTCTGGGATCGAACACACAGGCGTAAAGATCTGGCTAGGGCCACGTCCTTGTAAACTGTCAAGAGCTGTTTGGCGCAACAAGTTTGATGTAAAGATGTGTTTGACGGTGTCGCTGGCATCTTTGAAGTCTTGGCTGTCTTTGGTCAGACTAATTTCTTCAGGCACCCAGAAAAAGCCTCGAGCTTCTTGTTCAAACTTGGCCAGCTTGTTGTACTTGACTTCTTCAAATCTCTGTATAGTGACTGGACCGGCTGGGTCTAAAAACATCTTGCGATTCAAATAGTCAGTTTTGGTTGATAGGTTGTATTGTTGTTTTGACATTTTAATAATTTCCCGATGCAAGTACTATCTTGCAAATATGTTCTAATCGTTCAATATGCTCGTATGCACGCCACGGACTGGTATCAATTGCTACTACGCCATGACCTTTGATGCCTACAATATCGTAGGCAATATTTCCGTAGTCATCTAATTGTAACATCTTATGACACTGATCTGCAAGCTCTTGGCTAATCGGAGGCACATCTCCTACATTGGGTGCTACTTTAGTATATCTATTGAGTTCTGGAAACGCATCACTAATCGTACTCAAATCAATACCAGCATGCATGGCCGCAATACAATAAGTAGGATGTACATGCACCACTACTCTGACATCGCCTGCATGCTGTCCCATTGCTCTTTGTAAACCAAAGTGTAATGGAATCTCTCCACTGGGCTTTAGATTTGCACTAATGTCTGAGTAGTGCTCTTCTTGCCACAACAATCCGTGAATGCTAATCTTCTTAAACTGATCAGGCTGTAGAGTCTGCTTACGCACACCGCTTGGTGTAATATAAAAGTGATCACGGTCGTGATGACGAATGCTTACATTGCCATCACGACTTGTAATCCAGTTACGCTTGTAAGCGTCTATCATAATATCGCAAATAGTTTCTAGCATTACAGTTTACAACTTTCGCAGTCGGCCTCATCATCAAAATCAATGGCTTCAAGTGGTGCGGCATCTTCCACTTGTTTACTGCCTTGTTTGTTGATCAAGCTGTAGTAAAAAGTCTTCAAGCCCCAGTAGTGTGCCTGCATCAAGTTCTTGGCAATCAAGGTAGTTGGCACTTTGCGGTCTGCAAAATGCGCAGGGTTGTAGAATGTGTTAGTACTAATTGATTGGTCAACATATGCTGCCAACACAGCAGCAGTCTTCAAGTAACCATCGCAGTCCTTTTGTGCCCACATCAGCTGATACTTGTTTTTCAACTTGTGATATTCGGGCACTACTTGTGTTAAACTACCTGCCTTGCTTTCTTTTACACTGATCAAACTCATGGGCATTTCGATACCGTTGGTTGAGTTGATCACTACTGAGCTGGACTCAACTGGTGCAATGGCCATACTGGTTGCATTACGAACACCGTATGCTCGCATCTGCGCACGAAGACCGTCCCAGTTCAATTCTGGCTTAAAGTCCGTTAATTCATTCACCCCTTTGGCTCGCAGTTCCCACGGGAACACACCTTTGCCGTAGCGTGTTTGATCACTACCTAGACAAGCGCCGCGTTCCTTGGCCAGTTCGACACTCATCTCTGTGAGATAGAATGCTTGATGCTCCATCCAGGTCTTGACTTCACGTAGTGAGTCTTTCTCACCGTAGCGGAGGCCGCGCTTGGCGTGCCAGTAAGCAAGGTTAGTGATACCAATGCCTAGTGGGCGAATTTCATCATTGCTTAACTTGGACTGGATAGAAAGAAAATCTTGGTAATCAAGAATATTGTTAAGGCTGCGGTGAAGGATACGGCAAGCCCTACGCATGTCTTCTGGGTTGCGGAAAGCTCCCCAGTTGATGCTACCAAGTGTACATAAAGCGATACGACCATCGGGATCATCAAGACGTTTAAAAGACTTAGTAGGTAAAAGGATTTCACAGCAAAGGTTGCTTTGATAAATGGTATGATACTCAGGATCAAACGGACCTTGATTCATTACGTTATCGATGAACACAAGATAGATACGGCCGGTGTCGGTACGTTCTTTCAAGATGCCGCCTTTGAACACTTCCTCAGCAGACATCACTTTCTTTCTTAGATCTCGACGTTTTTCGTATGCGACATATAGCTCTTCAAAGCGAGCAGTATCTCGATAGAAGGCTTCGTATAGATCCGGCACTTCGTTAGGGTCAAAGAACGTGATATTTTCTTTGTGTTTAAATCTACGCCAGAAAAAAGCACTAAGCACCACCCCATAGTCCATGTGTCGGACACGGGTTTCTTCGGTTCCTTGATTGTTCTTGAGCACAATAAGATCATCGAACTGATAATGCCAGATGGGATAAAACACAGTTGCACTAGCATTACGAATGCCTCCTTGTGAGCATGAACGCAGGTCACCAAACCACTTCTTCAGGAATGGGATCATGCCTGTGTGTTGGATTTCGCCGCCTCGAATAGGACTGCCTAGCGATCGCACACGACCAATCTCAAGACCAATGCCAGCACGTTTGCTGGCATACTTGGCCATCATCTCGCCTGAAGCAAATATACTGTCAAGGTCATCATCACTGCGGATAAGCACACAGCTAGAAAATTGTTTGGTAGGAGTACCAAGACCAGCAAGGACAGGAGTGGCAAGAGTAAAGAGACCATCACTGGCCGCGTTATAATACTCTTTGATATACCGCATACGAGCACTGTTGGGTTCCTCTTTGTGGAACACTGTAGCTGCTGCCACCATGTACCGCACTTGCGGAGTTTCATATGTTTGTCCTGTACTACGATTTTTAACCAGATACTTTTCAATTAGTTGCTCGATGGCTGCATAGCTGTAGCCCTCATCCTTGTCATGCTCCAACATGTCGTCCATGCGGTTCCAGTCTTCTTCGGTATACCACTCCAACAGCTCGGGTGTGTACAATCCTGTGGCCACATTGGTCTTAACAATTTCATACAGCGGCGGCGGATTGTAATCGCCATAAACATCTTTTCGCAGCATGCTTAGACGTTGCTTGCCGGCCACGTACTGATAATTAGTGTGCCCCACATCAGGATTAGATTCCACATCAATCAAGTCCACAATGGCTCGTAGTGTAATACCATCTACTTCTTTAGTGGTAATACCATCATAAAAGTGCAACTGAGCCTTGATCTCTACCATGCTTTGACTTACATCTGCAATACCTGAGCAGACTTTGGCAATTTGCGTCTGCCATTTTTCTAGTGACAACGGCTCACGGCTTCCGTCGCGTTTTACAACTGTGATGGGTTTCATTTTATCCTTATTGAATTTGTTTTTTTAGTTCTTGCAAACTGATCTGGTGTCTAAATCTTGTACCTGGGTTGATATTTACTGGTTTGCCACCATTCCAATTCAATATATATTTCCCATTGTCGACCAGGACTAAATTGTCGCCGTCGACCTCGGCCAGGACTACATCTTGACAGTCCGTACGGTCTAACATAGCTATAGTATACATGATTCCCAGCGCTCTTGCAAGACTACAATACAGGTTGTCATCCAATAGCTGCCATGGATCGGGCCAAGTTGGCCGGTCGTCCCAGTGCAAATGGTATGCTCGCCACGGAGTTTGTTGCCACCATGAATTGATTTGATCAAGAGCGATTGCCTGATCCACAGTGGCGCAGGATTGTCGCAAGGCAGCCCACGCTGCCAAGCGGTCAGAAAAAGTTTTTTGCCACATTACCCTAGATTAGTAATACTGTATTTGATTGTGCCGCCGTTGCCGGTTGATGTTGCGGTGTATGCAACTAAGATTTCGGTTGAGTTGTTAGTTGGAGTTAAAGTAATGCCAGTGTCTCCATTCTGAGAAAAATCGTCAGTGTAACTAAACCCACCCGAAACACTAGGGCATACTACAGTGAGCGTTCCAGTTCTACGAAGAGTCAGGCGTTGAATAGTGTAATCCATTTTGAATGAACTTACTAATGAATTAGCAGTCACAAACAAGTTACCAGTAATATTATCGTTGAGAACGTCGGCAACACCAGAGATGCGCTGATATGTACCAAGGTCTAGGCTGTTACCAACAGTATTATCTTCAACACCTTGCTGATAGAACACTACACCACGGACATTTTCACTCATGGCCATTGTGTTAGTATCGTTCAATGCAATACGAGGGTATAGCAAGCTTTGGGTATTGTTTCTTGCAAAACGATCACCAACACTGATGTTGTTGTTGGCGTTGATATCGATAATAGGTTCTGCAGGACTAGCAACACCATTAAAGTGGTTTCCTACATCATAGAATACATTATAAGCTGTACAATTTAAGGCAACATTATTAAAAACAATACCTTCTGCATATACATTGTCAAAGGTGTTTTGTACTATACGAACGCCAGTGGCGCCGCCAGCAACAACCGTAACGCCTCCCAGGGCGATGCCTTGGTGTAAGTTGTTGAACTTGCTGTTAGAAAATGTAACGCCTTCGATTTGTTGATTAGTGTCAGATGCAAACGTAAACCCATCAAAGCTACAGTTGTTCCAGGTCACATCGCTTGCAATCAAACTGTCAGTACTGGCCCAGCGAACTGCTCCAGTGTCATTGGTGACAGTACTTAGATCCAGACCTGTTTGAGGACCGGTTAGTGCAACAGATTCAAATACACAAGAAACTGCATTCTCTATTAGAACTCCACTGTTGAGTTGGTTTGTAAGAAACTTGATACCTGTTATAGAAACACTACCCGGCGGCAACGCACTATTTGTGCCAATATTGGCACCAGTTTGCTGCAAACTGTCTGCAGTTCTTATTATGTAACTAGGCAGTAACTCTGCGGTCCAGTAAGGATCACCGTCTGGGTTATTGTCGAGGATCCCGGTGCCTATTGGCGCCGGAAAGTTTGAGCGATAGTAATCGTCGGTAGCGACGTCATATACCAACACATTTTGTGCATAGGCTTGAGTACTAGTCCACTCATCTATCTTGAAATAAATGATAGTACTATCTGCGCCGTCGCCGTACAAGGTAGCATATGGAGGAATATGCAGAGTGTCAGTGATTATGTATGTTCCGGCAGGAAGATACAAACTACGACGAGTTGTTGTACTTTCACTGCGACAATATATTTGGAACAGTGCTCTATTGATGTCGTCGGTGACATCAGTAATACCATCACCAGTTGGACCAAAGTCACTGATTATCGCATAACTATCTAATCTTTTTTGTAGACTTTGAGTAACTGGAGAACTGGCTGTGGCACCAGTCTGAACAGTGTATCCCCCAGCTTGCCCTTGATATGTATAGCTGGTAGCAAATGACAATATGTCCGAGAATTCAGTTAGAACTTCTGTATTGCCTATTACAGGGGCTCCGTTGGTTAGTTCTCCGTTGCCGATAAACAATCGGCGCGCATCAACTGCCCAGCCAAGTTCGGCTCCGGCTAAGGGTTGCGGAAGGTCTTCTAATAGACCTTGTCGTTGGGTTATTCTTGAAATTTGTACAATTGCCACGGTATGTGATCCTTACAGGGTATCACATATTTAGCGTGAGAGATAGTACAGCTCAACTCGTTTCATCCACTCATCTGCCCAGTGCGCAAACTCGTCACCTTCTACAACAAATTCCAAGTATTCAGGGGTGCTGTATGTGCCGTCTGCTTGTAGCTTGGGCTGCACAGCCATCAAAATAACACCAGTATTAATGGTGGTGCTGTGCATTTCGTTGTGTGCTGCGGCATAAGCTGCCAGTTGCAAAAAGTAGTCACCAATATACTCTCGCTTTTTGACCTTGTTGCTTTGTTTAAAGTCCAAGATTGCAGGTTTGCCCTTCCAGGTACCAATCAAGTCAGTAGTACCTGCATACAGTCCCGAGTAATACAGCGGAACTTCTGTGCCCCAGAATTCGTCCACATTCTGCAATCCGTTAAGGATAACTTCTGCAGCCATAAACCATGATGGATGAGCAAAAGGATTTCCAGGCAAGGGTTTTAGTTCTGCGGTCAGCACATACTGCTCTAGATAGGTGTGCATGCGTGTGCCACGGTTAGCAGCTTCAGTTGTGATCTCTTGAGCACGTTTTTCGCCCACTGCCTTTCTCCAATTGGCCAGTGCATCTCGGGATTCTTGAGATTTTGTTTTGTCCAGGATTGTGGTAACTGAAGGTACTTTGCTGCCGTCGGGCAAGCAGTAATGCCGCTTGCCGTCAATTGTTTCACGGCTAAGCGGCGTATAATTGTATCGTTGTGTAATCATTAAACTCTAAAACTTTCCCCGCAACCACATCGATCGCGTTCGTTTTTGTTGATAAATTCAAAGCCTTCATTGAGACCTTGTCGTTTGTAGTCCACTAGCATACCATCAAGATACGGCAAGTTCTTGGGATCAACAAATACTCTAACTCCGTTTGAGTCGTAATGCTGAACACAATGCAAGTGCGGATTGTCTACATATTCTAACACATAAGCAAGCCCTGAGCAACCTGTAGTTTTGACGCCAATCTGTATGCCCAAACCTCGACCGCGCTTGGATATCGCAGTTTTTATTTTGCAGGCCGCTGCCTCAGTTACTGTGATCATGGTTTGGTGATACCCAGTTTTTGATCCAGGCTCCTTGTAATTTTGCAATACCCTGGGCCAGTTCTCTTTGCTCATTGATAAAACTGGTGGTATAATCTAACACTGTGGGATCTGGCAACTTGACCTGTGCAGTAATTTCATGTCCTGATCTTTCCATGGTCTTTAATCCATGCTTGCGAGCAAGATGCTGTATTTTTTGGTTGTCAGAAATACAATGCATGAACACCGAATGTACGCCGTGTACCTTGCCCCATGCAATCATATGATCCATTAATTCATTGGCTATGCCGCGGCCTTGATATTCATGCTGCACACTTACAGCCAATTCCCAATCAGTATTTTCTCGAGCTAGATGGCCAAAGCCCACAATATGCTCGTCTTGATAATAGGTAAACAAGTGATGCTGATCTTGATCATACAACATGTTCAAGATCATAGCGTCGATGGCTGCGGGGCTGGCTGCGTAACCAAACCTGGTATAACGATCCTCATCGCTTAGACTTTTTAGATGCCGTGCATACTGTGCAAGATGCTCAGTTCGGCTGTGTTGTATTTTCATGACGTTTTTTATAGTCTTCGACCGCGGCCTTGATAGCATCCTCTGCTAGAATGCTGCAATGAATTTTAACTGGCGGCAACGCCAGTTCATCGGCTAGTTCACTATTTTTAATGGAGTTGGCTTGGTCCAATGTCATACCCTTAACCATTTCAGTTACTAGACTGCTAGATGCAATTGCACTTCCGCAGCCATAGGTCTTGAAACGTGCATCAGTAATGATACCATCAACCACTTTGATTTGTAATTTCATTACGTCACCACAAGCGGGTGCGCCAACCATACCTGTGCCAACATCAGGATCGTCTTTGGCAAAGCTGCCAACGTTTCTAGGATGTTCGTAGTGATCGATAACTTTTTCTGAATATGCCATGTAAATGTCCTTACTGTATAATAAGGTATTTACGCAAAAAAGTCAATGAGTTTGATTAGATGCCGCGATCTTTTCGAGCAGCAGATTTGGCAGCTTTGGCCACGATATCCTGTGCTTTGTTCACAGGCATTGAAACAGATTCTGGTTCACCACCTTTGTAAACAACAGGATCAGTGGATCCAGGTGTGAGTGGTTCCAGCACGTTGCTGAGAGGCGGTAACAAAGTAAGATCAGCTAGTTGCTGTGAAGTAATATGGATACCCAACTGGTTGGCCATGTTGATAAATGCAGCTTGACTGATTTGTTTTTTTGCACTTGTATCCTGCGAACGTCCGTCCAAGAACGAAACCAAACCCATGAGCTGATCAGCACTAGGGTTTGGGTTTGCAGAATTATCTACTTCGTTGATTCGCATTACTTGCGTGCCCGGCCCAAGGACTGTGCGGAGCCAAGAGCAGCAGCTGGTTCAGCACCTAACTCAGCACCAGTTTCTGCACCCAACTCAGCGCCTAAATCGGCACCAGCTTCGGCGCCCAATTCGCCGCCTAAGTCAGCTCCGGCTTCAGCTCCGGGCATTGCGCCAGCGGCAGCAGCATCTACTCCCGGAACAGCAGCAGGGGTAGCACCGGTTACAACGCCAAGAGCAGCATCAAGTTGTTGCTTTGCGCCTTGCAAGTTTTGCATCAGGCCAGTTAACGCAGCGCTAGCGTCTGTATTAAATTGTGTAGCTTGGTCAATACCTACTTGGTTCTTGATAGAGTCAACTAGAGCTGGCAGTTCTTTGAATTGCAAGCTTGACACGTCTTCCAACATGCTTTGCATTTTGTCAACCATGTCTTGAGCAGCAAGAACAACTTGAGCTTGTTGAACTTCGCTTTCCTTCAGCATGCGATATGCACGGCGCAATCTGTTTTCAGTCACAGCAGCAGCATTATCGTTGACCATCTTTTGTTCTTCAGGATTAAGAGTTTGACCCTTCTTGATTTTGTCTTGGGCAGCAGTTAGCTTGGGATCAACCGGAGCAGCAGCGCCTGTGGCACCAGCACTCGGAGCCTTACCACCTTGGTTGCCTGGAGCAGGTGGTGGTACCGGAATCATCTCACTCAGGCGGCTGGCCAAGGCCTGTTCCATCATCATGAGCTTGAGATAGTCAGGATTTTGTTCGCTATAGTGGCGAGCCGAGCTGTTGCGATGCTCACCAAGGATACCACGCACACGCTGGAGCATGTATCCGGTTTGGCGGCGATTTAGCTGGTCAAAGCTAACACGTGAACCAAAATAACTTTCGAATACTTTGGCAATTTGTTTACTAGGCTTGGGAGCCGAGAGTTCATTCAGTTTCATTTGAGAATCCTCTAATCTGCAGGTATTTAGCCTGATTTATACATTTTTCTAGTTCAGAATGTACTTGGTTATAAACATCAATCTTGGGTTGGATCTTCATGTTTACTATTTCGTAAAAGCTCTCGTGACGTCCACGATTAGCAACATTGCGGCGGCAATATATATCGGCACTGAGTTGTTGATCTTTGCGATCCAAACTGATTAGTTCATTGGCCAATTTGAATTGATTTTGGCTGTCGGCAACACACCAGCTCATTGCTGCACGTTTGCTGCCAAATGTGTGTATATCTTGATACCAAGTGCTGACTGTAAATCCTGCGCCCAATGGATGAATTCGATATCGACCAAATACAACATATCCGCCACAAGCGTCGGGTAGAATGATTTTTTCCATATTACGTTGCAGCTCATGTTCCGCCCAACGTTCAACTTTGCGTTCGTTAATCATAATTTGCCAAGATACTGTACTGTGAGCCAAGCAATTGCAGCACCCATAGTACCAATAATCCCCAGGCCCCACGCAATCAATTGATCATTGCGTTTGCTTGACATAGCATGTACTATATCGTGTACTTCGCTAATCATTTTGGCTTGAGCAACCAAAGTAGATTCGAGAATGTCTAGCTTTGTTTCCAGAAATTGATAGCGCTGCGCACACAGTTCAACGTGGGCTTCGAGGCTTTTCTTTTCGATATCAGTTGGGTCCATTTTATTATTCCAGTAGAGTATTTATGGTTTCGAACCAAATGTTTTGCTGCGGCCCTTGGGTACGTATTGTTGGCTCAACCCCCAACTGCTCATTTAGATTTAACACCATTGGTACCCCGTCACAATCTAATTTTAAACCAGCTAAAGGATCAACATCTCCATACACATCAAACACACCTTCACTTTCACTATCAAATTCAAATTGCCAAGAGCCACTGATTTTAATAGGAAGAGTGATGTTTAGCGGCTGAGTGCGCAGGCCAAATATCTGTGTTAACGTTTCATAATTGCGTTGTTGATTGCGTGACCGGTTCCAGTCTTGTTGACTACGGATATCTTGATCGGCACGATCTTTAAAAGGAAGTTCAGCTGAGCGAAAATTTCCAGTGATGCCAGTTCGGCTGCAATCAAATAGGGTTCTGCACAGTATTTTCATTCTATGCGTATTTAAGGCCAAAGAAAAACCCTGGAGTTTTTAATTCCAGGGTCTGTGCTGAGCCGGTTAGTTGATTAGACCAATGGGCTTGTTGTAAACACAGCGTTAGCAGCGCAAGTTGCCCAACCAGTAGTTGTTAAACCACCAGTAGCATTGGCTGTTTGTGCAGCAGCCAGAACTTGTGCAGCGTTAGCATAAGCGCCAGCTGGATAGATAGCGAAGTTCAGGATGTTAGCAGCTGGGCTAGCTTGGTAGATAGCAATAGTGCCACCTGCGCCGCCACCAACAATGCCAGCACCACTTTGCAGAGCTTGGATAGTGTTGTTAATGAAACCATTAACGTTACCACCAGTACCGATAGCAGCGTTAGCTACCAAGCTGTAGAACTCCAGCTTAGGACCAGCCAAATTAACTGGACCTTGAGCGGAGATGTTTGCTGTACCAGCGATAGAACCGTTGGCCACATCCATTGCGAATACTGGTTGTGTTGTGCCGTTTACTTTTGTAAAGATTGCCATGATATATTTCCTTTAAGTTATGTGGAACTCTTTGTTCCTGCACTTATTTACCATGTCAACAAAAAAACACTTATTTGGGATTGTTTTGAGCACGGTTTTGTGCAGCAAATGCAGACGGATCGAATCTACTAACTAGCTTGCTGTAGCCAGCAGGAGTAGCCATTACCCAGCCTTCGCCCCCAGGGTTGGCCACATCGGCTTGTCCTTTCAACTGCATCTTGAGTGCATGCAGCAGCTCAAATGCTAGAAATGCAGCGCCTAGTGCTTCAGTATTGCTGCTTGGGCTGTTCAAGTATTCCACAATGTTGGCAAACTTTCTAGGAGTTACTCGCCCCTGCAGCCATTCACCAAACTCCACCACTAACTGATTGGCAGGTTCCAATGGCGCACCAACCTTGGTGTTTACAAAGTCCACTGCCAACTTGAATAGGTCTGTGACCTGCTGAGCTCGCAGTTCCACAGGGTTGAACAAGGTCTGCATGTTTGCACCTTGAGTTCGTACAATCTGATTCAGCTGCTTTACAATAGCCGAGTCAGGCTCTAGTGTTTTAGGAGTAGCTGGCCGTTCCAGCATCAGTCCAGGCACGTCATTGAATCGCACTCCACTTAGTGGTTGGCGAGGCTCTCCTGTATCAGCATACATCGAGTGGATGGCAATGCCAATATTGCTGTTGGCAATGCGTTGTCCCATTGAGCTTTTTACAGGAATGCGATATTCAATTGTGTTGGGCTTGAACACATAGTTGCCAGCAACCACAGGAGGTTGTTGCATGTACAGCAAATCACCTTTGACATAACCACGAAAGTTTGGTGGCAGGGCTGCTTCCAGAATAGGGAACAAAGTTGCATACAGCTGAATCAATTCAGTTCTGTCGCCTGATCTCTTGCTTTGAATATCTGCCATCATTCTAGGACTGGTAGCAAGACCATCGTAGCCTTTGGCTTCAAAGCCTGAACCATCTGTAAGCACAAACTCACCTGTGGCAGGCTTGCGCCCGAAGATCACAGCAGGCTTTCCGTCCCATTTGGCTGTTACTGTACTAGGTTGTTCAGCAGATTGTTTAACGATTTCTAATGCTTGTTTGATACCTGGTGCGCCGGCACGGAACACTAGATCCTCCAGGTGTTCGATACCTTTGGCTCTGCCGCCAACTCCTGCCGCAGCAGCTTCACCTATCATTTGTACTGATGCTGGAGCTTCTACCAAGGGCATCATGCCTTGATTAACAATACGGTCACGGAGTCTTGCCAGGAAACCCACATCATTTTCAGCCACAGGTGCAGCAGGTTCTCTGAGCCCCTCGCGTTGGAGATATTCACGGAAATCAATCAGCTTGGCATCACGATCGGGATCTCGAGCCAAGGCAGCATAAATTGATTCTACGTTTTTAAGGCCAGCACGAGTGGCTTGTGGTCCTAGCAGTACTTGTGCTACGTAGTCAGGATCCTGACCATTTGGCAATAACTGATTGGTAGCGCGACTCAACATGCCATTTGCACCTACTTTGACGCCCAGTTTCTTCGCAATGCTGCTCATAAGCACGTTGCGGTTCACACCCTTGTATTCAGAGTCGGTGCCACCGCCATAAAAGAATTGTCCCCAATCTAAATTAGGAAAAAACATAAAGTCCGTTTGTACATAACCCTTGTTGGCATCACCAGCAATGGGTGTTTTAAAATGCACTTCGCCACCCTTGCGCACCCATTCACGCGGGTCTAACTTTTGACTGGTCACAAACTGTGATAGTTTGTTGGCTATTTCATCCTTGGTGACTTCGCTTAAATCAATAGCAATGTCCAAGTCACCTGATGTGGGTTTTTTGCCAGTGCTGCCCAACCAACGCATAGGATAACCTGTTGCAGGATCTTTTTCTCCTGTTAAGTCTAATCCCAAGACTGATTCTAGCCACTGTATCGTGGCAGATACATCAGCTTGGTTGATACGCTGTGTCAGCGGTTGTCCTTGCGCATCTTTGAATACGTTGCCGCCTTCGAGTAATTTCATAATAGTTTTGCTGCTTTCAATATTCCATCAATTGTGGGATTACCAGTAGCATTGACTTTTGTTCCGCCACTTTGCTTTATCACAGCATTGAGTTTAACTAGTGCTTCTGCATCCATTCCGATTGCTTTTAGTGCAGCATCTGTTCTTGGATCTGATACTATTTTACCAGTTTGTGCTGCAATGCCGCTTTTGGGATGAAATTGCAGCAAAGCCATGGCATCGTATGCTGCGGTAGCAAGTTTTAGCCAATCAGCTGTGCTGGCTTGCGGATTGTTTATGTTTCTTAGTGAAGCAATTTGATCCATTGCTGCTTGGATCTCTGGCACCACTTCGGTAGCAGGCGGCGTTTGTGATGGGGGTTTAGGAATCTCCGTTACAGTACCTAGTTGTTTGTAATCTTTGATTTTGTCCTGCAAGAAGTTTTTGTGCAGTTGATTGGTCAAGTTTATAACCAAGCTTTGCCGAGCTACAGAATCAAGTTGTTCTGCAGATCCGGCCCCTGCCTTTTGCATCATGGCAGCAATTCCTTGATTCCATAACTTTTGATTGGTTGCTGCTTGAGTTGCAATCATGCTTTTGGATGCAGCACGAGCACGTTGCTCAGCTTCTGGGCCGCCAGCCAGATCCTGGCCAGTCTTGTCAAACACATCTGTGCCAAGAACCTTTTGGCTAACGGTACTTGCAAGTTGTCCTAGAACACCTTCGTTTGTTGGTTTGCGATTGAATATTTCATGTATCTGCATGTGTTCTCTTTACTGATCTGGAAAATTTGCCCGAGTCCTTGGTACGTATTGCATTCAGCAATTTACGAGTAAGATTTTCAGCTTGCTCGGCCGAGTATTCTGCTTCAATTTGTTCAATCAAGCGTATAGCTGTTGTAATAACATTGGCCGCACGATTCTCAATCAACAAACGGCGATCACGCTCAATATACAGCGAGTCAAGTTCTTCTAATAGACTGCGAGTCTTTTTTTGCATGGTCTAGCGCCTTTGTATTATTTAGTGATTTCAAGGCAACAATAAATATCTATTATAGCGCACTGACGCACAAGGAACAACCGATGACCAGTCAAATCAACCCCAACAACATTGACGGCAACTATCCAGTTGCCGGACAACCCAATAACACGCAGGGCATGCGCGATAACTTTACCAATACCAAGACCAATCTGCAATTTGCTGCTGACGAAATTTCAGATCTGCAAAGCAAGGTAGTACTCAAAGCTGCACTCACAGGAACTACACTTGACAACAACATGAATGGTGGCGTTATTACAGACGTCAAATTAAATGATGTTAGTTACACCTATTTGCCCATTGTAGCCACTGCTGGCAGTATTGATATTGATTACTCAGCAGCTGGATTTCAGCAAATCAATCCTAGCGGGCCTGTTAGCCTAAACTTTATCAATTGGCCTGTGGCCGGTAGTGCTGGCACAGTTAGGGTTGGGTTCAACGTCACAAACGTGTCACAAACACTAACTGTGCCAGCTACAGTAACACAAGGTATTAGTACCATTGGCGGAGTATCGCCGGGGGTACCCGGCGTATCAAACATCATTACATTCAATGCGGTGGGCAATTATGCTTTTGAATTTGTTACTATTAATAGCGGCACAGACATCTGGATATTCGATGATAGTCGTGCTCCGGGTATAATTCCTGCTCCAATAAAATTTACCAACACCACTGTGAGTACCAGTACTACCACAGGTGCTGTGGTAGTAACAGGCGGAGTTGGTATCGGGGGCAATTTGAACGTGGGCGGTGTCACTGCATTCAGCGGCAACATTGCAGGTAATCTTTCAGTAACAGGCAACATAGCAAGTGGCAACATTTCTACCACCGCAGTGTCTTTTGTAACAGCTACGGCTAGTGGCAATGTGGTCTCCAGCGGGAATATTGTTTTAAACAGCAGTGGCACAGTTGGATACACTGCCGGCGCAGGCGGCACTATTGGACAGTCCGGCAACAAAGGTGGAACAGTTATACTGAACAAGCCCAGTGGCGAAATTACAATGCAAAACACTGCACTAGGAGGAGACACCAGTGTGAGTTTTACGCTGACCAACTCAACTATCGGTGCTCGTGATCTGTTACTGTTGAATATTGTAGGCGGTGTTGCTACTCCGGGCACATATAACTTAGATGCCAATTGTACTACAGGTAGTGCCACGGTCACTGTGCGTAACGTAACTGGCGGCTCGCTTAGTGAAGCCATTGTGTTGCGTTATGCAGTGATCCGCGGCAGCGTTACTTAACCTGTTTTGATCTTGCCCAGTAACTGCTTGAGCTTTGCACTTTGAACATCAGCAGTTACTCGGGGTGCATCACCTGCTTGGGCAGCAGGCTTGTCCCATACGTGTGTTCCGCCTTGTGGTCTTTCCCACGGAGCACTAGTATCTTCGCCGCCACTTACTGTGGCTTTGGCCTTGATAGAATCCATCAAGCTAGAGTTGGGTTTACGTGCAAACCCGCCACCTGAGTCTCCGTCCTCGCCACCTTCATCCGTAATGCGCATTGTGTCAATGTTGTATTCAAGATCAATTTTTTGTCCCACACCTGTTGAACTACGACTCTTCATACACTGGATTTGATACTTGCCGCGCTCTTTCATGGCACGACTTGTAAAAATACCAAACACGTTGTCTGCTGTGTTGATCTTTGAGATACCGCCACTAATGTGCGAGTGATCAAATTCAATTTCTTCCACAGCTGATCTATTCAACTGCGATGCAGTTACCATGAGCACGCCTAGCTCTTTGGCCAAGTTACGCAGTTCTTCTGAAACATACTTGTCTTTCACAAACAAGTCGTTGGGACTAACTTTTGCACTCACCGGCATCAACAAGTCCAAGTAGTCCACCATGATAAAGTCCACGCGGATGCCTGTTTGTATCTGCACTTCCTTGATGTAACTGCGAATGTCGTTGATGTTGCTTTGTGCAGGTAAACCTTTCACACGGTATGCTCCTGACTTCTTTTGTACCATCTTGACCTTGAGTGTTGTGGTTTCAATATCCTTGCGAATATCCTTGGTGCTCATGCTGGTCAACATAGCATCTGTTCTCAGACTTGTGAGTTCTTCGCTCAATTCCAAACTGATGTAAACTCCGCTTAGTCCTTGTTGTAACCAATTCAGCGCAATGTTCATCATCACAAGACTTTTGCCTGAACCTGATCCACCTGCAAAGATGTTTAGTTCCCCGCGACTGAATCCACCATACAACAATCGATCCATCTGCGGCCATCCTGTTGATACTTGTCCGCCCGAGTTAAAGTACTTGTTGATACGAGCAGCAGGATCTGCAAAGTAGTCAGTGCCCATGTCCTTGGTTAGACTGATCTGCACAGCGTCTTTGATTAGTTTTTCTACAGGATCAAAATCGCCCTTTTCCAGCAAGTCTGCTGCTTTCAAAATAGCACGTTCTAGTTCTTGGCGCTTGGTAAACTGTTCAAACTCCTCCAAGAACCAAGCTTGATGTCCTTCGTTGAACTCGTCCAGGTGTTGTAGTTTCACACCTGTTGTGGCTGCAATCTGTGTTGCCGTGGGCAAGGTACCATGATCGGCACTGTGTTGTTTTACAAACTCTGCCGCAGCTCTAATACTTCGATCAAAGTTCTCAGGATTGTAAATGTTCTGCACACGCACATAACTGGTGGCGTCTTGAAGCATCATCTCCAAAAATAGTCGTTGTACGTCAGGTGAATAGTCTTTTAACATTAATAATATTTTCCAATTTGTAGGGTAGATTTCCAATCAGTGCCTCTACGCTGATCTAATTTGCCCAAGCGGGTCTGCCAACTATTAGATACCGGGGCAGACAATGTTGATTTAATATAATTTGCAAGGCTTTTTAGAGCAGGAATCATGGATACTTGATTTATGATGTCTTGTTTTGCTGCTAGTGTCAAACTTTCTATATCATAATTATACGCTAATTGCCAACAAAAGTCTGATGGATCGCCCTCGCGATTTGTTGATAAATTTTCATCAAACCATTTCCAAACATCTATGATTTCAAATGCATTGTAACTACCAACTGTGCTATTGAAAGCAAACATAACATTCCCAGGAAGCTCGTTCTTCATCTTTATCAAATTCTCGCTTACTTCTGCCCACTTTGCAGGATAACGAATGTATTCAAATTGTTCACCTATCGCATCAATGCTAAAAAACAATTTTATCAACTTTGCCTGCTTCCACAGATCAATCAGTCGATCACTGGGCCATATAGTACCATTGGTGTTGTAACTGATAACTGTGTTTGATAAATCCATGTGATCTAATAGATCAAATTGATCATTGTTGAGCAACGGTTCTCCGCCATTGAAGTGCAACTTTTTAATAAAACTCAAGTCAAGTGCGTTTTGAATTTTGTTTGTCTTTTGAAATTTACGCCCAATCAATTTTAAATCTGCAGCAGACAATTCTAGCTCTTTTGCCCAGGTACTACTAAAACTAGGATTGCACATCACACAAGCAAGATTACATGCCCAGGTAGCGCTGTAGTCAATAGCTTCGAGCACTACCGTGGCGTCCTTAGATGGCAGATTAAAGAATTTTATTGCACCTTGTCTTCTACTGTATTGTCCAAGATCTTCAGCCTCCCAACAACGATGGCATTCTGGTGCTCGTTGTCCTTGATCAAACTGATGCCGAATTTGCTGTAAATGTGGGCTGGTTTTAAAATCAAAATTCTCTACAGCCTCGATTGCTTTCTGAGCTTGACAACAAGGAGCTACTTGAATTTGATCATCGTTGTACCTATCAATGAACACTGATCTATAAACTTCAGGGCACCAATTATTTGAGACGTTTGACAAGTGCTTTCTTTCTTAATTCAATTTTGATTCGACTGGTTTCTCTAGCCTGCATGATAGTTAGCAGTGTTCCTAGTTTACCATATTTCTTCACAGCATCATTTACATCTTTGCAATCTTCCCAGACAGGAATACTTACTGCCCATCCCAGTTCCATGGCTCGATCAATTAGTGCAACCCCTGCAGAGTCTTGATCAGGTACTACAGTGATTTCTTTGCCCAGGCTGCGGATCAATCTAGCTTGAGCATCACTGATGTCATTGTGCATTACAGCAAGGCCCCCGATACAGAGTGCATCAAATATGCCTTCCATGACTAATACATGTTGCCAACTGGAGTGTTGCAGATCAGTACCAAACACATATCCGGGTTGCATATGGTTAATGTATTTGGGAATCTTGTTGTCTAAAAATCTAGCAGTCCAACCCACCACTTTGTTTTCCCATGTAAACGGCACCAACACAAAGGGTCTAACCCAGTGGATTCCATCATTCTTGATAGCTGTCATCATAGGAAAGTCTGTAGGCACAAGCCGATCACGACAGTAATCCCAGTATTTGGGAAACTCAGAAGTAATTAATTCTGAATATGGCGGAAAGTCATCAAGCTCTTCAAACTCGATTCCTTGCAAGATGTTGGCCACCCGCTGCCTGTCTTCTACGATACCGTAAATGCTGCGATAACGCAGGCTTTCTAGATTGGCAAATTCAATTTCGCGATCAGGCACACCCAACCAGCTCAAGAGCCTACGGGCCTTATAACTTAATGTACGGCCAAGTATAAAGCTAGCAGTATACCCACAGTTGAAGCAGTGATAGCTCCAGGCACCATCGTTTGTTTTGAGTCCGCCTCGTTGGCGTCGATCTTGATTGTTGCCATTGTGCTGACAACAGGGTGCGTTAAAACTCAGCCAGCCGCTGGGACTAGACTTTCGCTTCGCAGGCAAATATTGTAGTACATCAAGCATCTATGTAGTATAGCAGATTGCTACACTAATATCAACGATATTGAATGCTTTGAACAACTCCGTTGGTGATAACCACACATGCACACTGGTTGCTCTGGAACTGTAGCGGAACATAACCTGAACCACCTGATACTATTGTAAGGTTGGCAACCCCACCATTTCCACCAAGGGTAGCAACTACTTCAGCACCTGCACCGAAGCCCAGAATCTGAACATAAGGTGCAGCTACATAACTGTAACCTGGATTGGTAAGACTCATACCAGTGACCACACCATTTACCACAGTGGCTGTGGCAGTAGCACCATATCCAATTGAGTTATTGAACGCTACTCTAAGCAAGGGATGGTAACCGACTGCATTAAAATATACTGGGCCAGTTTCGTCAAGGTATTCGCGGGCTTCAGTAACATTGTACCAGTTTGATTCATAATCAGCGGCACCCTGAATCTTGGCCGTGCCAGTAAAGTGAATCAGTTCCAGTTTGATTGTGGTCAAACTAGCATCATTGGTGGGAATGTAACTGCTGTAAAATTCTGTGGGCTGACCACCGTAGTAGATATTTTGATTGCGAGCCCAGTCTGGGTTGCTAGCCGGAGCTGACCCCACGTACTTGTTCTTGCCATACAAGTCAGGCACAGTGCATTCGCCACTGGGCACAAACTCAGGAAGAATGGAATCAACGATGTTGCAGTTGCCTCGTGCGCCTGCATTGTCGTCCACAAACACTGCTTGCACATAGCTGCCTTGACTGCGTTGAATACTGTAACTACCGGGCTGTGCAACAATATCATCTGTGTCTGCAGGGTTTAGCACCACCTTGATGCGGCCTAAAGGGGCGCTCAGGATCTCCATGTTCTTTTCTATAAACAGCTCATCGCCGGCTTGATTCAGCAAACGAAACACAAATGTGCTGCCAGTAATGTTTACAGGCTTTTGTTCCTGATTGATGAATTCGAATAGTAGGACGTTGTCCACGCCCTTGTTGACTGTTAGTTGTTTTGCGTACACTGGTTCATACCTCGCCGTAAAGAAGCTGCCACCGGTGTCGATCAGTAACACTCGGATGATTTGTTGGTAAAGATAAACGGTGGTGGAATACATTGTTGTATTTAGCAGACCATAAATAACCCAGATGGGCAACAATAATATATTTGAAAAGTTAACTGAGAAGTATCCGTTTATAACGTTATGTGTCTATGCCAACGCTGAATACATTGGTGTAGTACAAAATCGCGATGACGCAGTAACCACCATCTATGATTTTGGTTCAGTATCAGATCAGCAAGACAAACTGGAATTTTTGGAATTGGCCAGCCAATGGTGGTGGGAAAGCAATAGATCAATACCAATCAACATCTTTTTACGCAGAGACTGGGACAAATTTCGTGTTACATTACGCACATTTGTCAACAAAGATCTAGAAATCCTGCATGGCCCGGTTTGCAGTCTAGCAGATCTAGCCCGTAAAAAATCCAAACGCAAATC